ATATACATGATAGAATAGAACCTATAGATTTAAATGATATAGAACTATTAGATAAGATATTTAATATATTTACTTGTCTATGCTTTAAATACAATTTACTGCCAACTATACAAGCATTTAGTTTTTTGAGTGGCTTAAGCAATGGAACATTTAACGACTGGTTACAAGGAAATTCAAGAAGTTCAAACCCCATTTACATTCAAACGGCCCAAAAATGGTTTGATATTTGCAAAAATGCCACAATTAGTGAATTAAATAATACTTATGGCACCAATGCTAACATGATATTCATTGCAAAGGCAGCTTATGGCATGGCGGAAACAGCTCCTATACAAGTGCAGGGCAGCAGCAGTCCTATTTTAACCGCTGCCGATATAAAAGCCGAGCTTTTAACTCAAAAAAATAGCGAACAAATAGGCGAACAAAATGAGTGATGCGGCTTTATTGTTATTTTTACTAATTTTTTCAAAAGTCAAATTTATTTGTAAAATTCATAAAAGCCTTTAAAATCAACATTTACAAGGTTTTAAAGTTCAACTATTCATAAAACTATACTTTTGCGCATAGTTGAAAAAAATACACAAAAAATCAGATGCAAGGGGGGTAGGGGTTGTATGAGAACAGCCGAAGCCGCCCAGTTAGCCCCCAAAATATTTTTAAAACTAAAAAAGGCTTATATATATAATATAAAGCCATATATTTTAAATCATTAGTCTAAAGATAAGTATCCCATGGTAAATAAAAATATATAAAATGTTCAGTAAAACATCTGTAAATGGCTTAAATATAGGTGTTTGAGGCATATATAATTCGATTTCTAACATCGTGAATGTATGGTTTATAATTATATGTGTGGGAAAAAATTTTAAAAAAATAAAAAAAGGAGTGCGAAAATATGGCTAATGACGGAATAGGTTTAATTAATAAAATCAATGCAGTATTGGCTTATTGTAATAAAACACCTTGTTCTGATTGTGTACTTGGCAATAGTTCGTGTGTTGATGATAAATATACAGCAGATGATTATATAGCAGCTTACGATATACTTTGTAGCAATAGTGAAAAGCCGGAAAAGAAAACAGACAACGTAAATCATCCGCAGCATTATACACATGGCAAGTATGAATGTATCGAGGTTATGACTGATATTTTCGGTCCGGAGGCTGTAAAAGATTTTTGTATCTGTAATGCCTTTAAATATCTTTGGCGTCATAAATATAAAAACGGTATAGAGGATATTAAAAAAGCTAAATGGTATGTTGATAAATACATAGAGCTTTCGGGAGTGAGTGAAAAATGAGTAAAAGATGTTGCGGCACTTGCGAATACGGCTACGTAGACAAAGAACTGCTTGATTATATCTGTGTAAACTCCGACAGCGGGTTTGTAACCGATTATGTAGACTATGACTTTTACTGTGACGCTTATGTGAAAAAGAGGGGTAAGAAATGCGAATAATATCTCAAAGTGGAAACATATCCGTTGAAATGGAAAATGTAATTTTAACTTACGAATGGGATAGCATTGTGGCTTTTGACGGTGACAAACAATATGTTATGGCAAAATACCCATCTGAAAGCCGTTGTAACGAAGTTTTTGAAAAATTGCATAAATTATATGCCGAGCGTATTAAAACATCCTCAGAAAGCGATACAGGCGATATTTTCTATATGCCGAGAATGTAAGGGTTTTGCCAAGTGGTAAGGCACAGCACTTTGACTGCTGCATTCACAGGTTCAAATCCTGTAACCCTTGCTTATGTCTTTGCATTAACGAAGGCATAACTATTTTTTTCATATATCACATCAGCTTTCACCCCATAGCGGAAAGCTGATTAAAGAGCCGTCACAAGGCTCGTGGGGTTTTGACCTTCCTGGCAATAGCACAGAAAGTCACAATTCATTTTTATCCCCCCTCATAGATGAAAATGAACAGCGGTGATTGTTGGGTCGCTCCCAGCTAACAAGGCGTTTGCGGTTCACCCTTGCGAAAATAAAAAATGCCCGGATGAAGTCCACCGGGAACCGCACAGCGGCATATAGCTTAATCGGCAAAGCGTAAATGTTAGGGGTTCAAGTCCTCTTATGCCGTATTGACCCACTTAATTAATTTTAGGTGGGTTTTGTTAAATGGCAACGGAATAGCTCGACGGGGCGAAAAGCACAAGCCTTAGTGCCTGTTTGTTGCTAATTGTGGGGTTTACCCATAGATAAAACAGTTGCATAGGATAGCTACCGAAAAGCGGAACCTACGACCGCCTGGCAACTGTTTTTTATAAAATCGTAGGTTAGTTATCGTATTGTAGGAGGTAATAAGTATGAGTATTGAATTTGAATATCCAAGAGATTTTAAGGGCATTTTTATACCAAAGGAAATATGGCTTGATGATGAATTGAGTGCAATAGATAAATTTATTCTTGCTGAAATAGATAGTCTTGATGTAGATGATAGCGAGGGCTGTTATGCAAGCAATGAATATTTGTCAAAATTTTGCAAGTGTAGCGTTACAAAAGTTTCTACAAGCATAAGTAAGTTAATTGAGTTGGGATATGTCAGAATTGCTAAATCGGATGGAAGAAAACGATTTTTGAAAGTGTGCCTTTCAAAATTTGAAAGTCAGCCTATCAAAAAATGTAAGTCTGATTATCAAAAAATGAAACAAAGTAATATAGATAATAATATAGTTGATGAATATAGTGATAAATATAGTACTAAGAATAAAACTCTACCTATCGGTAGAGATGATAAAAACTTTTCACTTTCTGACGAAAGAGAAAAGCCGAAGCCGAAAACAGCAAAAGAGAGATACCTCGATAAAAAAACTAATGAATTAAAAATGCAAGGCAGAATATTGACGATAGCACATGATAAGTTCGATAAAGAAATAGCTGACGAAGTATTTAACGGTCTTTGTTATTATCTTGCAAAGTATACCGAAAAAACAAACATGATACATCCAATACTGACAGATAATACTTTAACAGAGATTATAACTAAACTCGGAACATTTCAAACTGACTACGGTGATAAGATAGTCGACTGCCCTAACTTAATCCAAGATATGATAGACGAGTTCTTTAATACTGACTTTGGCAGCCGAACGGGACAGAAAACAAACTGGAACTTGCCGCATTTTATGAGTGACACCATTTTGAATATGCTGAGTGAAAGACTAAAATAAATATATATGCCTTTAAAATCCATTTAAACGTTGTATAAACGATTTTTAATTTAAGATGATAAATTAGCCGTTGAATAAATAAAAATGCGATACAGACGATTTTAGGTGGGTAAAAATGGCATATACAGTATAATTTGTTTCTGAAAAATGGAGTGTGATGTTAAATGTGCCGATATTGTGACCCTGCAATAAGGGAAACCGAGCTTGTCACACATGACCGTTCGCTTGTGCCTGTTCTGCGTGGGAATGGTGTGTATATTCGCTTTAGGGACTGGGAAACAAAAATGGAGTTTAAGACAAGGCTATTGTTTAAAATGAGCTTCTGTCCGTTCTGCGGAAGAAAATTAAACCAAAAGTAACGAGGTGAACGGAAAGAATGGTTATATGGTACTATGCAGTGGGAATTTGTTATGTGATTTTGATTATGTGGTTAATTTATGATGAATTTGTTACACGTTATAGGCTTTCAATAAACCAAAAAAAGTGGGATGAATATTGTAAAAATTTAACAAAGTATGAGCGTCGAAAAGAAATAATGCCGTGGATATGTGAACGGCAAATTGAAAATAAGTGGAGCAATCGCTATATCCCTAAAATTGACAATGTTCCGTATACCGTTTTTGAATTGAATATTAACGGCGAATATTACAAGGGCACGATAGAAGAAATTGAGGAGAAAAGCGGCATAGATATATCATGGATAGATAGAGATAAACTCGCTGATACAATAAGCGTACAAACAAAACCAACTTCACAATCTCGGGGTGTTGTAATTGAGAGAAAAAGATATTAACGGCAAGTACATAGGCAATGCTATAGGTTATTGCCACTGTGAAAGGCATAAAGGCGCATTAAACAAAGAGCTGGCATATAAACATAAATGTGTTGCCAAAAAATGTAAATATCTTGAAAAATATTCAGCTGGGGTTTGGGATAAATGCCAGAAGTGCGTGAAAAGAAAATAAAATTTAAGTTCGATTATAATACAATTATTTTAGTGATAATTTTACCACTGACTATAGTATTTGGCTGTTTGATGTGAATGTGGAAAATATTTTTTATAAATTGATTGTGCCAACAAAACGGACAGCGTAACGGACAACTGGTTGGACAGCTAAAGCCCTTGTAAATTCTAACGTTAATTGATTTTTAGTAATGGATGTTACACAACACAACGGACAACAGACCGAACACCGAAACCATAAGGAGTGACCTAAAATAGACAGTATAGAGAAGCAAGTTTTTAAATGTGCTACGGATATAAAGTTAAATGAATACCGCTGTAAAAATTGCAATAGATTATTGGGCAAATTTTATGGTAAAGCAGAAGTCAAATGTCCGAAGTGCGGAATGATAAATCAGATACAAAAATGAAAGTTTTGTTTGTTATTTTGCCTGTTATTTTGCCTGTTATTTGCTTGTTAATAAAGTTGAAGCTAATATGAATTTATGTTGAATAATCAATAATTACAGGCATAACTTTGTTTGTTAAGTTGAGCACTATTTGCTTGGTATCAAAGTATAAAAAAATCGGGAACGAGCCGTAAGACCCATTCCCTACAAAAATACAGGATATTTTTTGTTCGTAGCTTAATTATAGCTAATGTGTATTGTTTTGACAAGGAGGAAAAATATGAAAAAAACAAATTGGAAGGTTGTAGCACTAATAATTGTTGGTGTATTGGCCATTGCTTTAATGTGTATATTTGGAGTTCAAGAAGCACAGAATAAAGCTATAGCTTTTGAAGAACAGGTTAATACAGCACAGTCGGATATTAAGGTACAGGAAAAGCGAAGAGTTGACCTTGTGTATAATCTTGCTGGTTGTGTTAAGGAGTACGACAAGCATGAAGCGGAAACTCTTACGGGAATTGTAGAAAAGCGTGGTTCAACTGGTGATATAGAAAACGTTACAACCGCAATTACAGCCGTTGCAGAAGCATATCCTGAATTGAAATCGAATGAAAACTATAAAAATTTAATGAATGAATTATCCGTTACTGAAAATCTTATTGCTGAATATAGAAGTAATTATAACAAGCAGATAAAAAATTATAATAGATACGTAAGAAAGTTTCCTACAAAACAATTTCTTGGGCTTCTTGGATATGAAATTCAAGATTATCAATATCTTGATTATAATGCTCCAAAGGACGCACCTAACGATTTATTCAAAGAAGATTAAACAAGAAGGGTTTGATTTGCGTGTTTGAGATAAAAAAGAGAGAGATTTTGGCAAGTGTTTCTATTGTTGCGATAATGCTTTTAATTGGCGTGCTTATTGCGGGCAAAATTTCAACTTATCAAATGGACAAAAACGAAATGTATAATAAGGCTGTCAAGATAGAAACAAAAGAAATGTTTCAATACGGTATGGATACTAATGTTGGCAATGCCTTTGTCTATGGTGATTTAAAAGCGGTAGATACAGTTACATATCCTGAAATTGGTGGAAAATATATGTATGTTGAAAAAATTGAAGAAAGATATACAATGCACAGCAGAACTTCAACGGACAGTAAAGGCCGCACAACAACAACATATTATTGGACATGGGACGAGGTTGGCGAAGAAAACGTTAAGTGCAACGAGGTGTCTTTTTGCGATATTACGTTTAAAGCTGAAAAAATAATACTTCCAACTGCTGATTACATTAAAACAATTCAGGCGTCATCTCACACGAGATATAAATATTATGCTGTCGGTACGAAATATAAAGGAACGCTATTTACAGATTTAAGGGAGAAAACAATATCAGAAAATTCAAAGTTTTATAATAATTTAACTATTGAAAAAACATTAGCGTATTTAGAGAGTGGGATTGCTTTATGGGTTTTTTGGCTTTTATGGATTGTTTTAATTGGTGGAATTGTGTTTGGATTCTATTGTTTGGACAATAAGTGGCTCGATTAAAGTTGCTACAAAAGCACTTAAAACTCCGCTTTCAATGTTAATTTGAGGAGATAAAATGGGAAAATCATTAGATTTTGTAAAAGAAGAAGGAGAAGATAGATAATGAATTGTAAATATTCACAAGAGAGTCGAATGTATTATGTGTGTGCTTTATGTTCTAACCAAAATATATGCGAGAGCGGAAATGCAGTTGTGCCACTTGCACATGAAGCAAATAAAATGACAAATGAAAATATTGAAAGAGATTGTACTCGGCAGTTGATAGGAATTTCAACAGAAATAAGAAATGCTGTTACTGATGGAAAATTTTCTATTAGTGGAGATGGGCCCTTAAAGCCTGAAATACGAAAGAAATTAGAAGAACTTGGCTATAAAGTTGAAATTGGTACTCAATACAATGAATCATATTACAGTATTAGTTGGAGAGAAACGAAGTAAAGGAGATTTAAAAAATTATGAATTTTGGACAGGCAATTGAAGCAATGAAAAATGGTAAGAAAGTAGCAAGAAAAGGTTGGAATGGTAAGAATATGTTTATTTATTTGACAACAGGAAGTGTTGTGCATTTAGATGAAATGAAATTAGAAACAGCCAATTATTTAAGAAACTTTTATATTGATGGCGGTATGGATGAGGTTGAAATTTGTTCACATGTTGACATGAAAACAGCAGATAATAAATTAGTTATTGGATGGCTGGCGAGTCAGACAGATATGCTTGCAGAAGATTGGAACGTGGTAGAGTAAAATGAGATACTATATATAGTGTGCGCCAGATAAATGCACACTATATATAGTAATAAAAGTACCAAGAAATTTCGATTTCTTTTGGAAAATTGTGAGGCGAAATAAATTGTGGCAGCAATAGAGATTTGTGATATATGTGGTAAACAAGTGAGTGAAAGCGATGGTGTGTGTTTAAAGTGTTCAGATATGAATGGACTGTCTTTTATTGGTACACAGCCAATGAGAAGTAAACGCAACTATAAAATAAGGGTCTGTAATAAATGTATTGATAATGCCAAGGATTGGAACAAGCCTCAATCCTAACATGTAATGATGAGGAATAAGGATGCTCTCATAGAGTACAGAAATGAATGTGCTCTTATTAATATAATGGAGGAATAAATCATATGAAGAAGAAAATTTTAGCGGTTGTATTAGGATTAACATTGTGCTTTGGAATGACTGGTTGTGCTCAAGGTGATATCGAACCTAAAAATAGTGCTATTGGAAATAAATATATAGATTTAGTAACAATCTATAAAGGTGATAAAAACACTGAAGTTCTTTATGACGGGAATACTAAAGTTATGTATTTTGTAAAAAAATCAGGTTATCAATTTGGAATTACGCCTATCTATAATTCAGATGGAACAGTTAAATTATATGACGGAGAATAATATGATAGACAACGAATTACGTCGGCAATATAGACAAGCTGTTGATGATTTGAGAATAGCATTTAAGAAGACTTGTTTGTACAGATTGTGCGAAGAAGTTATAAAAAGATTAATGTGATACGGCGATACAGCTTGTAGACGAGTACAAGCCGCCATACTTCTTATCGGAACAGATAAACCAAATGAACAGACAAATAAATATGTTGTGATTTTGAAGAGTTTTTACCTTTAAGGAAGAATAAATATAAAATTCGATTTGACAATATATATACACTTAATCTACAATCAAACTGAAACCGTTAGAGCGAGGAATTAAAGAACGCCAGTCGGCAGACTGGTGTCCGAGTTGGCAGTTTTGGTAAAAGAGGATGCAGGCAGAGTGAGCTTGAAGTTATTCCCTCAGCAGATACATAGACATTATGTATTTGTTGGGGGATTTTTTTATGCTTGCATTTTCAAAGCCTACCTGAAAATCAGTTGTTTAAGAAAGGCGGTATAAGTATGTATGAATTAGTGGAATTAAAGGAAAATGATGTGTTCACAAATAGCAAGATAATTGCGGAAGGAACAGGAAATCAGCACCATGCGGTGAGAGAGATAATTAAAAAATATCGAAGTGATGTTGAAGAATTTGGAACTTTACGCATTTTAAATGAGGAAAGTTCTGGCGGAAGACCCATGGAGATTTTTTATCTTAACGAAGAACAAGCGACTTTTGTCATTACACTTTTGAGAAATTCAAAAATAGTAGTAAAATTCAAAAAAGAACTTGTCCGTCAGTTTTATGCTATGCGTAGATTTCTTCTTGAAAAGCAGTCAAAACAATGGCAGAACACAAGACTTATTAATAAAGAAAATCGTATAAAAGAAACCGATGTTATAAAAATGCTTGTCGACTATGCAAAAGAACAAGGCAGTACACATTCCGATAAACTTTATGTTACATATACAAAATTAGCAAAGTCGTTTATCGGAAAGAAACGAGATGAAATGTCGGTTACTGATTTAAACAACCTTACTTTGATTGAAAGCATAATTTTGCAAACCATAGAAATTGATATGTCTATGAATATGAATTATAAAGACATATATACAGATTGCAAAAATAGAATTGAAAAGTTTGCTGACATTGCATATTTAACAGCATAAAGTTGTAGAGCACCTTAGAGAGCCAAATTTCCTAAATAGAAGGGAAAGGAGGCTCTTTTTTTATGTCGGAATTAAATGAACTAATACAATATTGCGAAGATTACATATCTGCGCATGGGATAGACGAAAAGGTAATTAAGGCTTACGTGGACACTTGCCGCCTTGCAAAAGGAAGCGAAGATAAAGATGGTTTACTGAAATGCACTGAGCGAACGAAACAGATTATAAATCGGTTTTGCAAGCAAGAATTTGACTGCGATATTTGGGCAATAGAAAAGGCGTATCAAGGTAAGGGGCAACAGGTTGAATTTGTTAATACATACTATGAATTGTTGAGGTTAGAAGCAAGAGATTTATTTGAAAGCTTTATGCTTTATATGGAACGCAAAAGATCTGTAGAGGAGCGTTTTTATCAGCCGAGGATTTATCCTATGCGTAGAGTTGCACAGGGCATACAAGACCTTGTAGATGACAAACTGGATGAGATATTTGTAAACTGCCCGAGCCGTGTCGGCAAGACGCAAATCGTAAAATTAGGCTTTTTATGGTACGGCTCAAAGTTTCCAGAAAAGTCAAATTTGTATACGGCGTATTCGGATAAGATTACAAGTGCGTTTTATGACGGTGTTATAGAATTGATAACTGACCCGACATATACGTATGCAGAAATGTTTCCTGAAAATGTACAAAAAAAATTAATTACTGACGGTAAGGACACAACCATTGATATTATTCGTAAAAAGACGTATCCGACATTTACAATGCGTTCTATCTATGGAACACTGAATGGTGCGTGCGACTGTTCGGGCATTGCGGTTGCGGACGACTTATTCAGCGGTATTGAAGAAGCCGTCAGCGTTGACCGTCAGAAAACAGTTTGGGATAAATTCGACAATAACTTTATGAAACGTCTTAAACGTAAAGCAAAATTAATAAATATGGGTACAAGGTGGGCTGTTCAAGATGTACAAGGCAGAAGAAGAAATTTGCTTGAAAACAATAAAGATTATAAAACAAGACGTTGGCAAGCTATTGTGATACCTGCTTTAAACGAAAATGAAGAGAGCAATTTTGATTATCCTTATGACCTTGGGTATTCAACAAAAGACTATCTTATGATAAGAGCGTCGTTTGAAGAAAATGATGATATGGCGTCTTGGTATGCACAAGACCAACAAGAACCGATAGAACGTCTTGGAGCTTTATTTACAACTGATAATTTGAATTATTTTAATCCAAGTAAAGATTTGCCCGATAGTGTTCCAGACCGTATATTTGCGGCAATAGACCCAGCTTATGGTGGCGGCGACTATGTATCAATGCCAATATGCTATCAGTTCGGTAAATTTTACTATATTGTTGATGTAGTTTATAACGACGGTGAAAAAGATGTAACTGTGCCAGAGGTAACAAATAGAATTGCATATCATCTCGAAAAATTTGCACCTAAAACAGCAGAAGTGCATTTTGAGGAAAATAAGTCAACAGAAGGTTACAGAATGGCGTGCGAAAAACAATGGAAAGCTTTAGGTGTTCCTGTAAATGCCACACATAGCGCTGCACCCAACAATATATCTAAGGTTGACCGAATAAAAAATCATGCGCCTGAAATACGAAAGCTATATTTTATCGACAGAGAACACAGAACAAAGGAATATAATAAATATTTTCAAAACATTCTGACTTTTAAAACAGAGGGGAAAAATAAACACGATGACGGCATTGACTCTACAGCTCAGTTGTGCGACATGATATATGGCAGTAAGAGAATAAGGAAAACAATTATTATAAGCAGTCCTATTTAAAACGGAGGTTGATATTATGACAACGAAAGAATATTTAAGCCAAATAGATAGACTTAATAAACTGATAGTGAATAAAACATCAGAGCTGACACAAATCAAACTGATAGCAAAGAATGTAACGATACCGCCAAAGGAAGTTAATGTGCAAACAAGCCCTGATAATGACAAAATGGGAAATGCCATAGCTAAGTTAGTAGACCTTGAAAACGAAATAAATATGCTTATTTCAGAATATATTGAACAGCGCAGTCACATTATTACTCAAATCGAAAGGATGAATAATACTGATATTTATAATGTATTGTTTAAGCGTTATGTTTTGTGTAAAGATTGGAGTACAATTTCTTTTGAGTTAAACTTCTCGTTTAGAAATACAATGAAGCTACATAAAAAAGCATTAAAAGAATTTGAACAATTATACGGAGAAATTTATATGTAGTTTCGTTGAATTTAACTTAATTCAACCAAATTCTATTAAATTGTTCACTAAAATTCACTAAAATTCACTTTAAATAAGAAAAATTGACTGATATAATAAAGAATGAAGAAAGTGACAAAGGCTTTCAAATATCCCTTTTTTAGCACCGTTTACAGACGGTGCTTTTTTTATGCTTAAAAACAGGGGGAGGAAAAAATGCAACCGACAGGAAGAATAGCTTTATATACGGATGAAAAAAAAATATCAAGAGATAATGTTATATCTGTTTTGCAACGTGCTATGTCGTATCACAATATCAATGCAAATCGTATTCAATATTTGCTTGATTATGAAGCTGGCGTACAGCCGTTACAAAGAAAGAAAAAAACAAGACCAGACATTGACTGTCAATGTGTTGATAATGTAGCAAATGAAGTTACAGAGTTTAATCTTGGCTTTAAATGGGGAAACCCCATAACACTTGTTCAAAATGGAAGCGGTAAGGGAGAAGAAATAGCCGAGGCTGTGACTAAACTTAATAGTTTCTACGACATGGCAAAAATAAAAGCCAAAACACAGGAACTGGGAAGGTTCGTTGAAATAGGTGGTGTGGGATATGTATATATAGACAATAACGAAGACTGGCAAGAGGGAAAAAGTTGTTTTATATATGCTGTTTTAGACCCTCGTACAGCTTTTGTTGTGAGGTCTAATTACTATCCTGACCATAGACCTATGCTTGGTGTAACTTTCAGACACGACAGCATATCCGGAAATAACTATTTCACTTGCTTTACGGATGATGAACGCTTTGAAATAGAAAATTTACAAACAATTATAAACGGAGAAAAAAAGGAAGAATGGCAACACGTCGAACGTAGCGGAGAAATTAATCCATTCGGAATAATTCCAATAGTTGAGTATATTCGTTCGTATGACCGTATGGGGTGCTTTGAACGTCAAATTCCAGAAATGGATAACTTAAACCTTATGGTTTCCGATTTTTCAAATGATGTAGACCAAAACACACAAGCTATTTGGCACTCAAACGATGTGGAGTTTCCGACTGTCAATATCCAGAATGAGGACGGCACCGTAACGGAAACGACCAAAAAGCCCGGCACAAATGAATGGGTTATGACGTATACATCTGCCGATGGCAAACAGCCTTCAATAACGCCGTTGACGGTTAATTATGATTATTCTGGCATGCTGAATAACATTGTTACACGCCGACAGCTTATATTACAGAAGTGTAATGTTCCGCAAAGAAATGATAATAGCGGTGGTAGCACAGGTGTAGCAATGTCTGATGCGACAGGATGGTCACAAGCGGAAACAGCAGCGGCAAAACAACAGCTTATAACCGACAGTAACAAAATGGAAGAAGTGGAAGTTATATTGGCTGTAATTAATAATTCAACAAATGTTCCACAAGACAGTCCGTTGAGAAAACTTACTGTTGCTGATGTGCAGCCGAATATCAAACGCCAAAAAACTTATGAAATGACCACAAAAGCTAACGCTATGGCAACATTGCTCAGTCATGGTATTTACGGCGAAGATGTTCTTAACGCTATCCCATTCTTTGATGACCCTAATGAAGTATGGCAACGGAGCAAAGAAATTATTGAAAAATATCAAGCAAGTATTTTTGACAAGTCTACAGATAACGAGGCTGTGGGTGGCGCAGATGAACAAACACCTAACGCCGACAGAATAATGTCCGATTTATCCGACCAAGTTGAGAACAGCCCCATAATTGATAAGAGCCGTACAGATAAGTAGGTGATTGCATGAAATTAAGTTTTGATGAATTGCACGAGCCGAAAACAAAAATAATTGAACGGTCTTTGCCGTATGAACAGTATTTTGGAGAAATGGATTTAACGCCTGAACAAAAAGAAAAACGTATCGAGATGGCTAATCGTTTTGAAGATATGATGTTATTCTTTTTTGCTCTTGTGGGCGTTATGAACGAATATTCATATGTTAATGACCAATTTGTTATAGCCCAAATAGAAGCAATGTATATAGCTGTTCTAAGTGGCAGCAATGTACTGTTCAACGATGCTGATACATCAAAAAATAATCAAATTGCGGTTGATGCTCGTTTAAGAAACTATGCAAACCAATTTGCACAGCAAATTGTACAGACAACACACGAAAACTCTGACAATGCTTGGTATACATCAACAGATAGAGCAAAGTTTGTTGCCGAAAACGAAGCAAATACAAGCTATAACTATGATGAAAATTCAGAAGCGATAAGAAGTGGAAACAAATTTAAAACGTGGATAAGTATGAAAGATAGAAGGGTTCGGAAAACTCATGCAAGAGTTGACAGTGAAAAAATTCCTATTAATGAACCTTTCCTCGTTGGAAACAGTGAGATGATGTTCCCGAAAGACGAAACACTGGGAGCAAGTGCAAGCGAAATTGTAAATTGTCGCTGTACAGTTAAATATTCAAAAAATTAAGCCGTTGAGGATAGTCCTTGACGGCTATTTTTATGCCCCAGAGAAGGGGCTTTTATAAATTTCGCACTGGTTAGAGAAAAACCTTAAAGAGCAAAAGTTAGAGAAAAACTTAAAAAAGCAAACGGAGGTAAAAAAATATGGCAGAAGAAAACATAATCAATCAGACAGAACCAACAACTACAGAACCTATAAGTACAGAGCCAAAGAATGACACGCCTACAGTTGAGGAACTTATGGCACAGCTTGCAACCGAAAGAGCCGAGAAAACGAGATTGAAAAACGATTTTGATAAGGCAAGTTCAGATGCAGCTAAGTACAAAAAAGAATTACGTTCTAAACAGACAGCGGAGGAACAGGAAGCCGAAGCAAAAGCCGAAGCCGAAAGACTTAGAAATGAAGAAACAGAAAATATGCGTAAGGAACTTAATCACATTAAGGCTGTTGCGGCATATAAAGACGTTTCTGAAAAGTCTGTTGAAAATCTGATTGAAGCTGTTTCAGAAGGTGACCATAACGCTATTGCAGCAATTTTCAAAAGTGAAATTGATACGGCTGTTGCAACGGCAAAGGCTGAATGGATGAAGTCAAGACCAAGAGTAAATACTGGTGGAAATTATTCTGGCATGACAAAAGAACAAATTATGTCTATTTCCGATAGAACAGAAAGAAGAAAAGCAATAGCGGAAAATTCAGAGTTATTTAATTGATTTTTTAAATAGGAGGTAAAAATATATGGCAGCAGAAACAAATCTTATTAAGAAAGCCGACCTTGCGAGAGCAAGAGAAGTCGAGTTTGTAGAGTTGTTTGGTTATTCTGTTAAGAAATTAATGGAGGCTCTTGGTGTTACAAGAAGAATACCAAAAACAGCAGGTTCGGTTTTAAAAACTTATAAAGCAAAAGGCACACTTGAAAATGGTGCTGTTGCAGAAGGTGAACTTATTCCACTTTCACACTACAAGGTTGAGCCAGTAAGTTATAAGGAGATTGTGCTTAAAAAGTGGCGTAAAGCTACATCGGCAGAAGCTATTGTTGAAAGAGGCTATGACCAAGCTGTTGAAATGACAACAGATGAAATGCTCAAAGATGTTCAAAAAGGCATTAAAAAAGATTTCTTTGATTTCTTACAGGAAGGTACAGGCTCTGCAAGCGGTAAGACATTCCAACAGGCACTTGCACAGGCGTGGGGACAGTTGCAGGTACTTTTTGAAGATAACGAAATTGAAGCTATCTACTTTATGAATCCGACAGATGTTGCTGATTATTTAGGCAGTGCAGCAATTACAACACAGACAGCTTTTGGTATGTCTTATGTTGAAAACTTCCTTGGTCTTGGCACTGTTATCTTTAACAGCTCTGTTCCAAAGGGAAGCATTTATGCAACAGCTAAACAGAATATTGTTCTTTACTACATTCCTACAAACGGAGCAGACCTTAGTGAAGCGTTTAGCTTTACAACAGATACAACAGGCCTTATCGGTATTCACGAAAGCTCAGACTACACAAGAATGACAGCAGAGGATACAGTTATCAGCGGTCTTACACTTTTTGCTGAACGTCTTGACGGTATTGTTGTATCAACAATTACCGGCGACAACACACTCGGCACATTAACGGTAACAAGTACAGCGGGTTCAACAAAGGGAAAAACATCTGTAAGTGTTACACCTGCAAAAAGTGGGAGCAATACATACAAATACAAAATAGCTGATGCCGCACAGACTGTAACATATGGCAAGAGCGTACAGACATGGATAGCATGGGACGGTTCGTCAGAAATTACAGCTGAAACTGGAAAGGTAATTACAGTTGTTGAGTGTGATAGCTCATATAAGGCTTTAAAGGCTGGTAGCCAAACTGTAACGGCGAAAGACGAAGATTGATATAAGCGAGGGATAAACTATGGCATACACAACGCTTGAGCAAATCAAGATAAGATTAAAACAATTTCATAGCGACGGCAGTCAAGTTGTGTTTGACAGAGAAGATATTAACCCTCTTATTGAACAGCTTATTCAGCAAGTTACGGATGAAATAAAACGTATAAGGAACTACCCTGATGATTATACAGAAGAACAAATCGAAACAGATATGACAAAATATCAGACTATACTTATAAACGCTGTTGTATATGATATGTCGCAAGCGGGTGAAGCCTATATGCAATCATACAGTGAGAATGGAATAAGTAGAAGTTGGGTTGACAGAGGAAACTTGCTTGCGAAGGTAGTTCCACTTGCTAAGATTGTTTAAACCATTTTGTTGAGCTCAACAAAATATCAAAGAAGATTGTGCGTTACCATTCGGTAGCAGGGGCATATGTTGTATTTCGAACCATAAAGGTAGCTTTGCCTTATTGGTTCGGAAATTACGTTGTGGTGGTGGGAAGTATGCCAAAATTAAATGAAAGGCGGTAAATAATGACTATTGAATTGTCAACGGCAATTATTATAAGCGTCTTATCGCTTGGATTTTCCGTCTTTATGGGTTTAAAAAATAACAAGCGAACAGACAATGAGGAAATTGAAGAACGCGTAAAAGAAAATACACGCATTAATATGAAGCTTGACGCTATATCGAGCAATACGACAGAGATAAAAAATGAGGTGTTGGAAATGAGAAAAGAAATTAACTCTCACGACAATAGGATTATCAAAGTTGAAGAAAGCGTTAAGTCGGCTCACCACAGAATAGATGGTTTGGAAACAAGAATTAACGGAGATAAGGAGGGGTAATTAATGGATATTTCAAGTGTAACAACAGTTGTTGCAATCGTTGTTATTTGTTATTTAATCGGTCTTGCGGCAAAGATTGTGCCAATGGTTAAGGACAATTATATTCCTGTTATTGTTGGTGTAGCAGGTGGAATTTTAGGTGTTGTTGGAATGTATGTTATACAGGATTTTCCGGCACACGATATTTTAAATGCTATTGCTGTAGGCATTGTATCTGGACTTTCAAGCACTGGTGTAAATCAGATTTATAAGCAAATTAAAAAAGGGTCTGATGACAATGCTTGAAATTAACAAACAGAAAATAATTTATTCGCTACGTGGCGGCATTGTTCCAGTTTATGAAACAGATGAAAACGGAAATATTAAGACAATTACCGTTGATGGTAAGAAAATCCCTGTAGAAACAGGCGAGTATACGACAGGCTATGAAAAGCCTGTTATTTTTTATGCTTCAATTAGCAATAAATTGAACGAAGCTCTTATACAAGAATTTGGCATAGATAATTCAACAAACTTTGTACAAATTGTCGCTGATAAAGGCACTTTGCTGTTTAATATCGGAACTTTGGTATGGAAACAGTCAGAAGTTAAATTTAAAAACGGCATGGATAATGTGGTAGATGAAACAAGTTGCGATTATATCGTTAAAGGTGTTGCCACAGAGGGTTTAACGGTGGATTTATTTCTTTTGCAAAAGAACATTAAGTAGGTGTTGTTGTGGGTAAACATATTATAGAAATGAGCCTATCTCAAAAATCAATTCAAGAAACAATTCAAAAATTGAAACAATATCAAAACTATTTGCAAAGGAAATCCAAAGAACTTGTACAAGAGCTTGCAAATGTCGGCATACCTGTTATTAATGAAAACATGGCAAATGCGAACTTTAAATATGACAGTAAAGGCATTGAAAGTGGTTCTAATACATCACATACAACAAGAGTGGAAATATCTTCTGATGGTATTGTAACAACGGCAAACCTTATTGTAAGCGGTAAAGAACTTATGTTTATAGAGTTCGGAGCTGGCGTTTATTACAACGGTTCTGCCGGTTCAAGCCCACATCCTAAAGGTCAAGAGTTTGGCATGGTTATAGGCTCATATGGACTGGGTAACGGTCAGAAAAAAGTATGGGGCTATATAGATGATAGCGGTGAACTTGTTTTGACGCATGGTACAAAAGCCACAATGCCGGTATATAAAGCTGATTTGGAAATAATTCAAAGATATAAGGAAGTTGCAAAGAAGGTGTTTGGATGAGCTTGTGGTTTATGGATTTGGAAACGACTGTCTTTTCGATAGTTAAAACTAAAGTCTTAGAAAAGCTGTCAACACAGTTTCCAAATATTTACATTACGAATTCCGATAAGATAATGTCAATGCCTTTGTTTCCTACGGTTTTTATACATGAAATGAGCGGTGCTGAGCAAGGAACAGACATTGAAGGCAAAGATGTTAATGCGGTTTTGGAGACTTTTCAAGTTGATATTACAAGCAATGTAAGCCAACGAGATGTAAAAGTTGTTATGTCGGCTGTTGTGGAAGTGTTTAAACAAATGCGTTTTAACGTCACTGCAATGCCCGAATTTAACAATGATGATGATGTGTACAGAGCGATAGCAAGGTTTAGACGTGTGATTGGAGCAAATGATATTTTGATTTAAAAAGCCGAAAGGCTTTATTTTTTTGCATTTTTTAAGGAGGTAATGAATATGGCAAGTGCAGGTGTAAGCACATTAGGCATAACTTTTGGCTACGGCACAGAAACAAGTGCAGGTACAAAACCAACAAGTTTTAAACAGCTCACAAGAATTAACACTATCGGTGGTATTTCTATTGAACCCGAACAGATTGACGCCTCAGCTCTTGAAGATGAACTTACAAGATATGTAAAAGGCAGAGCTGATACAGGTGGTTCATTTACTGTTACAGTAAACTTTACAGAAGAAACATTAACTGAATGGACAACGTTAATTGGAGCATACAAAGGTTTAACAGGTGGTAAACGTATGTGGTTTGAAACGGTTATCCCTGGCTTTGAAAAGTCATTTTTTGTTGTCGCACAACCACCAGACCAAATTCCACAGCCGGAATTTTCACAGAACGAGCTTTTGACTGTGGAAATGAACCTTACTATTGAAGAATACAAAGGTATGGATACTACTGTAGCTTTAACGGCGGGGGAATAAATAGCCAATCACAGCAAGCGGCTGACGTGATTGGCGAAGACAAAACAGCCGTATATGCAAACTATTTGAATTGATTGAATGGGGGCGGTGGAAACACTGCCCCTTCCCTATATAGATTAGGGAGGGAAGGAGTAAATAACGATGAAAATAATTACAGTCGACAATAAAGAATATAAGATAGAATACAGTTTTGAAGCGGCAGAGTATAAAGAACTTGTTCAGAGAGTTTTTAAAAGGATTTCTGGATTTGATATATTCGGTCGTGCCAAAGATATGGAAAGACCAACAACAAACGAAATTATACAAGGGAGACTTGATATGTTTTCTGACACACCCGAACTTTGTAAAATAATGTTTTATGGTGGCTTGATGGAAAACAATCGTGTCCCATATGACGAAGCAAGCACTTTAATGAAAAAGTATATGAAAGAAAACAAACTTTCATATCAGAAGGTTTTTGAAGAGCTTGAAACTTGCATGGAGGACGACGGTTTTTTCGACCTGTCGGGAATAAGCGAACTTCTCAAGTCAATAGAACAGGCATCGAAGGAAATTACAGAAAAAATGCCAAAAGTACCACAAGACCACAAAAAGAAACAAACTGGCACAAAATAATTTGGGAAGAATATTTCCCCGTGGCGTTTTCTATAGGTATAAGTCTTGAAGAATTTAAACATCTAAATCCACAGAAGCTTGCTTACTGTCTTGAAGGATATAGGATAAAACGCAAACAGCGTGATGAAGAGATGTGGCTTTGGTGGGGCAACTATGGTTTATCAGCGGTTGTTTTTGCGGTTGAACATTGTTTAGCCGGCAAAAAAGCACGTACAAAATATATCGATAAACCTATTTTCCAAGCAATGGAAGAAGAAAGCAAGCCAGTAACAGAGGAAGAACTCCAAAAGCAAAGAGAAATGTTTGTTGCAAAACTTCAAATCATGCAGACTAATTTTGAAATGTCACATAAAAATAAGAATAAAGAAGAAAATATTGACGGCTAATGTATTTTAGCCGTCTTTTTTGATATGTAGGAAGGTGGTGGATAAAAAATGTCTGAACCACTTGATAGCTTAACCATTCAAATAAAAGCTAATGCTACAAGTGCAAATAACAGTATTGATAAGTTAATTACAAAGCTTACTGCACTTTCAACAGCTTTGGGCAGAATGGATACTAAAGGCTTGCAAAAGTTTTCGTCTGGAATGTTAATGCTTTCAAACAGTATGCGTACCATGCAAGGTGTAAAAATGCCGGATTTCAACCGAACAGCTAAAGGCATTGAAAAGTTGGGAACTATTGACGGCACAAAACTTGCACAGGTTTCATCTGGGTTAATTCCACTTGCAAACGGTATGAAGGTGTTGAGTGCAACGAGTTTTGACGCAACAAACCTTACCAACTTCATAAATGCTATGACGAGGTTTTCAAATTCAAACATATCAACTTTGAATTTATCAAATCTTGGTGTTTTAGGAAGCAATATAACCGATTTTGCAAACAAAACACAACGTGCGGCTGATGTCAAGGCAAACACAATTCAACTTATGAACGCTCTTGCAAAGTTAGCCGGAACCGGTCAATATGCTTCAGCTGTTTCTGCTGCACTTCCAGCATTAAGCAGAGAGTTATTACGTTTTATAAACAGCTTATCTGGTGCAAGCAAAGTTACATCGGAAACGATTGCAATAACAACCGCTATTGGCAATCTTGCAAATGCAGGTGGCAGAGCTGCTAAAACTGCGGCAGGTTTAGGAACATTAAGCACTGAACTTACTCAAATGATTACAAAATTGAGTAAATTACCGAAAGTTGACAGCAGTGTTGTAAGCCTTACATCGGCTATTGCTAAATTAGCACAAGCAACATCGGGTGTGCGTGGCGGTATAAGCAGTATGGGCAGCTCGTTTGGCGGATTGAGTGGTGTTATAAAAAAAGCCGTAAGCTCACTTAATATATTTAATGCCGCAAGCAAAAAAACGTCTATAAGCAGTTTTAGCTTAGCGTCAGCAATAGGTAAAATATATGCTTCATACTGGATGTTATTTAGAGCTTTCAATCTTTTGAAAAAAGCTATTGATATTTCATCTTCATTAACTGAAATTGAAAACGTTGTAAGAGTAACTTTCGGTAACTGTGAAGATGCCATAAACAAACTTGCTGAAACTTCAATAAGACAACTTGGTATGTCCGAGCTTTCGGTTAAACAATATGCAAGCCGTTTTCAGGCAATGGGCGTTGCAATTGGCTTTCCACAAAAACAGATGTCGGATATGTCCATTGAACTTACTAAATTAACGGCTGACATGGCTTCTTTCTACGATATAAGTCAATCAGATGTTGCGGAAGACTTAGCGGCAATCTTCACAGGTCAGGTTGTGCCGCTTCGTAAATACGGTCTTGATTTAACACAAGCAACACTTAAAGAATGGGCTTTAAAGAACGGCATGGACGCTAATATCAAGTCTATGTCACAAGCTGAAAAAACACTTTTAAGATATAAGTACGTTCTCGCCAACACAAAGGCGGCGCAGGGCGATTTTGCCAGAACTATCGATACATGGCATAATCAAGTTACTATTCTTAAAGAGAGTTTTAGAGCGTTAGCAAGTATCATTGGTGGCGTTTTAATCAATATGTTTAAACCGCTTGTAAAAGCATTAAATACAGCTTTGGAACACGTTATGCACTTCTTTAAGGTTGTTTCGGAGGCTCTGGGTACTATTTTCGGTTGGAAGTTCGAAATTACCGATAAAGGTTATACGAATGACCTTGAAACAGGAGCTGAAGCGGCAGAAGATACAGCTGGCGGTATGGAAGATGCCGCAAAAGCGGCAAAGAAACTTCAACAATATACTTTAGGTTTTGATGAGTTACACGTTGTTTCCCTCGATGATAGTTCGGGTTCGGGTGGTGGCGGCGGTTCCGGTGCCGGTGGTGGCGGTGGAACCGGTGGAGATGTTGGTGCAGAACTTGTACCAACGGACAGTATTTTTCAACATTTCAATTCTGACCTTGATACACTTGAAAAACTTGGTGACTATATAGGTGATAAGCTGAAAGAAGCCATGGATAAAATCCCATGGAATAAGATTTATAAAAAAGCCGAAAATTTCGGCAAGGGCCTTGCGGACTTCCTTAATGGTTTAATTAGTCCGGAGTTGTTTAGCCGTCTTGGGAAAACAATAGCAAATTCAATTAATACGGTGCTGCATGTTCTTGACGGGTTTGGAACAACTTTTGATTGGAAAAATTTTGGAAATTCGTTGGCGACAGGGCTTAATGCGTTTATGGAAAACTTGGACTGGGCATTAGCATTTAAAAACGCTGCGACATGGGGCAAGGGACTTGCAAACGCACTTAACTCTTTTGTTTCGACACTTAACTTTACAGAAGTTGGTGAAACAGTGGCAAACGCAATTAACACTGCCATTATTTTTGCATTGACTTTAGGGCAAAATATCAATTTCAAGCAAATAGGTACAAAACTTTCAAATATGATTATGGGCTTTTTCAAAGAATTAAAAGTTGAAGAGGCTGCTGAAACAATCAACGTGTGGTTAAAAGGTGCGTTAGACGCAGGAATAGCACTTTTAAATGGTACGGATTTTGTGCTTATAGGTCAAAAAATAGGTGCATTTTTGGGTGAAATTGATGTAGGAGATATTGCGGGAAAATTTGCAACTTTGCTTGGAAAGGTTATAACTGCTGGCATACAACTTTGGGCTGGAAGTTTCAGTAAAGCGCCTATTGAAACGGCGGTTGTGACAGCATTAGGCACAGCATTTTTAGGCATTAACCTGTTGAAGCCTGTTGCAAAACCCTTGGCAAAGGCTTTTGGAAATGCAATAGCACAATCGTTTGGTGTTGATACGATGTTGGAACTTGTAACCGCAAAAATTGCAACTCCGCTTATTTCGGCTTTAGGTTCGGCTATGTCTGGACTTGGCACAGCATTAATACCATTTCTTACAAATCCTATAACGCTGGCGGTAGCGGCTGTGGGCGCTATTGTTTTGTACAATGTTAAAAACGCTTTGAAGCCGGCTATAGAAGAAGTGGATGTATTTGGTAATGATGTTTCGGAAGCAACGCAAAGCAAGGTTTCTCCACTGATTGATGAGTGCAGAAGACTTGATGATACACTTGCAACTGTGCATTATACAGGACAGGTTATTACAGATGATACTGTTAATGATGTTGAAGCACAGGTTCAAAACATTGTCAATACCATTACAGAGGGTCTTTCAGCAGAAAAAAATGATGCTATTGATAATTTAGCGCCATTATCGAGAGTAATGGATGTAAGCGAATTTACAGATTTAAGCAGTAAAATTTTAAGTTTTTATGATGAAGCACAGAAAGAAACCGAAAACGGTCAAAACAGAATTAATGAAATTTTCACAAACGCTAAAAACGAGCGCAGGACTTTAACCGAAGAAGAAAAAACAGAAATAAACACAATACAAAGCACTATGCTTGATGATGGTGTATTGGCACTTTCTGATAGTGAAGCGGAATATACAGCTATCATGCAAAGATTGAAAGATAATACAACAGCGATAAGTGCCGAACAAGGTTCTGAAATCATCAAAAACGCTAAACAGACCAAAGACGAAACAATTCAACACGCACAAGAACAATATGACGGTATTGAACTTCAAGCCGCAAAACTTTTAAATGCAGGTGTTATCAACGAAGAAGAATACAATAAAATGATTGAAAGTGCAAAACAGGCGAAAGAGGATACTGTTACTTCTGCCGAAGACCAATATAAGAATATTGTCGCTAAGACCAAAGAAGGCATGGGTGATGCTTCAAAATATGTTGATGAAGGCACTGGCGAAATTAAGACAAATTGGCAAGTTACAAAAGAAGAAGTTACCCGAAAATGGAACGAATGGAAAGAGGATGCAGGGAAAACTACAGCTGCAATTAAAGAAAGTTTTAAAACGGAATTTGCCGAACTCAAACAAGACATAGACGAGAAGTTAAAAGCTGCCGGCGAATTGGTTGATGGTTTCATCACAGATGTTGTCAACTGGATGAAAGATATAGGCACAAAACTCTGGAATGCTGTTCAAGGAATTTGGACAAAACTTAAAGAAATAGGTCAATACATCTGGGACGGTATTAAAGAAGGTATAGTAGGCAAGATTGAGAACGGGGCTAAAGATGTTATTGATTTGTTGTTGGGCAAAACCAGAAGTGCAGCTAAAATTAACTCGCCTTCGAGATTATTTAAAACAGAAGTCGGTGTGTGGATTGGTAAGGGTATTGTAGAAGGTATTAAATCCGAAACCAACAATGCTGTAGATACAGCAAAAGATATGTTTGACAAAGTGGTTGATGTGTTTAAAAACAACAATACAGCAAAGATAAGTGTTTCCTCTAACTTGACAAATGAAAATGATACCGATGATTTAGAGGGTTCAACTATCGAAAGCTACGCCGAACAATATACATCTATGTTTGAAAAAATAAAAAAAGAGTTTTCTACGTTTGAAACTGATTTTATGAAGCTTTGGAATGATTTTTCCAAGGCTTTTTCTGTTGATTGGTCCGAATTTTGGAACAAAACAGGAGAGTTTAGTATTAATGTTTTCAATGGCATTTTATTAGGCTTTCAAAAAGTTATTGATGAAACAATTAAAGGTTTAAATTCGCTTGTATCGGCGGCAAACAGACTTTCTTCATTAACGGGAAAAAGTTATCCAAAGGTACAGGGCTATGTTATGCAGTTGGCTGAATATGCAGCTATTCCACAGTATGAAGCAGGTGGTTTCCCAGATAAGGGAAGCTTATTTATTGCAAGAGAAAAAGGTGCTGAAATGGTTGGCAATATCAACGGTAAAACGGCAGTTGCCAACAATGAGCAAATTACAACTGCAATTTACAACGCTGTTTTAATGGCGATGGAACAGGCTATGTCGTCAACAGGTGGTTCACAGCCTATAGAAATTCAAAATAAACTGTATCTTGACGGAGATGTTGTTTATACAAATCAACAAAAGGTTGCAGCAAGACGAGGTGTGAACTTTGGTCTTGGTCAATTCCAGAGATAAGGAGGTTTCGATATGGCAGATGTAATAACTTTTGACGGAACGGAACTTCCTTGTCCGTCAACTCAAAGCTATGAAGGGCAACAGCTTGTTGACAGTGCGAGAAACGCGGAAGGCAAGGTTGTTGCACAAAAAATAAATCGTAGGCAAGTTAAACTTTCGCTTACGTGGAAAGCGTTAAAGCCCGAAGAAGTAAGCTTAATTCTTAATTGTGTCGAAAAATTTTCGGGCGATACAAGATATTTTGACGCAAAAGCAGGAAGATTTATAACAAGAAAAATGTACTGGGGCGATTATTCCGTTGAAACCTATTGGGTAGATGAGAATGGTCGCCCTAAGTTGTTTACGAACTTATCAACGTCATTAATTGATATGGGAGAAGGTGCTTAAATATGTATCCTGTAACCGAACAGTGGTCAAAAGACAATGATTTAATGCTAAGAGGATATTCATATGTGCGTATCATTTTTGGAGTGACAGACCCCGATGCACTTAATTTAAGCAATCCTGTTGATAACGGACATTTGTCCTATAGTGATGTTGAAAGCGTTGATTTAGGAACAAGCGTTCCATCAACGTATCAAACTTTGGAAAGAAACAGATTTGTGTTGGACGGCAAGAACCCTTTGCCGTCTGATACAAACCCTATATATCAAGGATATTGTGGAAACTTGATAAGTGATAACGCTTGCTCGTGGCCCGTACAGCCTAAAATTACAATTACTTTCGATGATTATGTGCAGTTTCCGGGTTTTACATTTCAATTTGACGAGAGCAAAGACGAATATCCGTCAGAAATGCAAGTTATAGCGTATCACGACACAGAGGTTGTTTTGAATAAAACTATACAGCCCGATAAGGCTTTTTACAGCTATGAAGAACAAATACCGATATGCAATAAGGTTGAGTTTATATTTATAAAATCAAACATTCCACACAGAAGAGCAAGACTTACAGCTTTAACATATGGCTTGATTAACCGTCTGGAAACAGAAGATATTGTAAGTTGTTCTTCAACAAAAGAAATCGACTTGTTATCTTCTAAAATTCCAAAGCAGGAATTTGAATTTACTTTGGTTGATACGCAACAAAAATATGACCCCGAAAATCCAGATAGTTTGTGGGAATATCTCGAAAGCAGACAGCCTGTTTCATATTATTATGGTTATCAGCTTTCAAACGGTGGTATTGAATGGATACCATGGGGCGTGTCATATTCTACAGGTGATTTTGAAGTAACAAAACAAGGCAGAGTATCAAATGTAAGCATTAAATGTGTTGGTATGGCTGACCATCTAAACACAATATATGACGAAGGTACTTATTCGGCGAGTGGCAGAAGTTTGTATGACTTGGCAAACGATGTAATGAATTTTGCGGGCTTTGCAAACACGATTGAAGTTGATGAAGAATTAAAAAATATCACAACACACAAGCCGTTGCCAAAGCAAAGTGTTAATAAATGCTTGCAGATTATAGCCAACGCAGGGCGTTGTATTATGAGCCATAGCAGAGGTGGCAATATAACTATACTGCGTGAAAACGATGTGTCTACAGGTTTTAAAATGGATTTTAGCCGCATGAAAGATACGCCACAAACAACAAAAATTGCACCATTAAAAAATTTAACCATGGAGTACAGCGTTTTAACGGTTGAAAGTGAATTAAGTGACGCGGTAAATGAAACAGAGATAACAAACGCCGTAAATCAAGAATTTACTTTTACACATTCAGCTTATACAAACCTTACGGCTACGGCAACAGGCTGTACTATTGTCGGCACACCTAAATATTATGCCTATAAAACAGTCGTTGTACTGAACGGAACAGGAAAAATAACTGTAAAAGGCAACAAACTTGTTGAAGTAAAACAGGAAATATCTAAGAAGTATAGCGATGTGGGTGAGAATTTATCGGGTGTCAAAAATGAACTTATCGACAGTGAAGATGTAGCTAAAAACTATGCTGACTGGACAGCAGAAGTTACTTTGCGCAGAAACACTTATAGCGTTTCTGACAGAGGTTATCCAGAAGTTGATGTGGGCGACGAGGTGACATTTACAAGCAATTTTAAAAATGAAGTCCCTACAACGCTTGTGCAGCAGAAGTTGAGCTTTAACGGAGCTATAAGCGGAGAATGTCAGTATGTAATCGGAAAGGAAGATATTTAATGGATTGGATAACTCCGATTTTTGACAGAACTAACGATGATGTTAATACATCAAAAGAAAATCAAACGGCTACAGCCGAATACAAAGGTTCTCTTAATGCGGTTGATTTAAATCGAATTGAAGATAATCATGCGTATTTGATTGAAAAATTAAGCGATGAGGGCTATTGGGTCGAACACAAATTTAGAAACTATACGGAAAAAATAGCTATATTGGTAGATGATGTCTTTGTTGGAGAAACGAAACAAACATATACAAGGTGGTTTGAAAAAAACATACCTTATAAAAGTGAAATAGACCGTATACGGCAGAACTTAAATAATATCTTACAACAGTATTTAACGGGTCAAAACTTTACGACAATGAGTTATAGCAATTATATGGACTATAACGAAGTGAACAACATAGAAAATATTGAGTTTACAGCAAAAAACACAATCGAAGAAATGAAAAGCCAATATCGTCTATGCAACACCTTTACGTGTGGATAAGGCAAAGTTGATTAATTTTTAAAAATATAACAAATTAAAAAACATGTAGGCAGATGTGGTGGTTTTTCGATTTTAAAATAGGTGGTGAAACAAATGATAAACTGGGTAGACCATATAGAAGGCAGTGTTGAGGGGACGCCTGTAAACCGTAAACGTTTAATGGCAATGCAAGGCTTTGAAGCCAGTACAACAGCGTTTAACTCTGATGGAACTATTGACGAAACATTCAGTGACGGTGTTGTAAAAACAACATTCAATTCTGACGGCAGTATAACCGAAAAATTTACAGCAACAGACGGAAAAGTAATAACAAAAACAACTACATTTTTACCAGACGGAAGTATACAGGAGGTGATTAGTTAATGGGAATATGGGCAGGAATTAAATATGCGTTAAACAGTACACTTGGGACTTCTGGATTTAAAAGTTTGGATAAATTAATTATAGAAACGGTAAAGGAGTACAACCGTTATGTGTTAATTCCAAGCGAAAATGTTATTTCAGAGATTGATACGCAAACTGTAGTATCCACCACAACATTGCAGAAGGCTTCTTCTCATTTTAAAATGAAAACTTCCGGAAGCTTTAAAATTGGAATGACATGGCACACAAGCTCCGGAAGCGGATATTCCCGGACGCTGAATATTTATAAAAACAGCGAATTGATTGTAACACTTACGCCGAGTGCAACTGGAACAGATTCAGTTACTTATACTGTTCCAAATGAAATATCTTGTAAAGAAGATGATATTATATCGTTTGCATTTAAAAATAATTCAAGTTCAGCCAATACTTGGTATATAGATACAATAAGTATGCTTGCCGATAAAATACCATCACAAGCACAAGCTGATAAATTAGTGGAGGTGTTATAATGTTTATTTATGCGGTACTTGATAAAAATAATATATGTATGGGATTTGAGGATAGAGAAAGAAAAACTTTTAGTGCTAACAAAGTGCTGGTTGACAAATTTGACTGCTCATTTATTGATAAAAAATACGATTTTGAAACTAATACCTGGACCGGCAAAAATCAAAACGAAAAAAACGAGGAAAATCAACTTATTCTTATGGAAGCAATAGCAACACAATATGAGGAAAGCCTTACAAACAGAATAAATGATATGGAAGTACAGGCTTCAATATATGAAGCTGTATTAGCATTAGGAGGCGAATGATATGGTAGAAATGTATTATAAACTTGTATTGGCACACAAGAGAACTTGTGACGAAAACAATAAGAATGTGCCGATTGTACCGAATACTTTAAGACCTGCGGTTTTAGCACTTTTAATAGGCAATGGATATGATAAGAATGGTAACATTGTTGCTTAAAACAACATTATTAATTTTCATATTTTTTATTTTAAAGGAGGACAAAAACATGGTAGATATGTATGTAGCACTTGTAATTAACGGCAGAAGAACTTGCAACGAGGAAAACAAGAGTGTTCCACTTGTTCCTAAAAAGTGGAGAGGTAAAGTTCTTGAAGATTTAACGGCACTTGGGTTAGATGCTGACGGAAACCCTATTGAATAATGAAAGTGTGATTGTATGGATAATTTAGGCTTAATCAAATTTGCCGAAAGCAAAATCGGAACACCGTATGTATATGGTATGAAGGGCAGTGTGCTGACAACAGGCAAGTATGAACAGCTCAGGGGCACTTATGGCGAACTTGTATGGAAAAGTGACAGAAACAAGATAGGCAAGGTGTGTGTTGACTGTTCGGGCTTGATTTCGTGGTATACAGGCGTTTTAAGAGGTTCTGCACAGTATAAAGCGGCGGCTACATCTATACACCCTATTTCAACTATAGTAAATGCGCCTTTAGGGGCTTTGGTGTGGCGAAAGGGTCACATAGGCATATATGTTGGTAATGGAGAGTATATAGCCGCTGACGGCTCGGCATACGGCGTAAGGAGAAATAAATTAAGCAATGCAAGTTTTACACATTGGTTTTTGTGCGTAGATATTGCGTATATCAAAAAAGAGGTTGTGGAAGAAATGGTTGAAAACAGCAAAATGATTGTAAACGGCAAGGAAATAGATGTTAAACGTATTTTGAACAACGGCACAAACTACATTGCTATAAGAGATGTTGCCAACGCTTTAGGCTACACAGTTGGCTATAAAGGCAATATAGCGGTGTTGACAAAACGCTGAAATTTGATATAATAACATATGGAAGAAAAAAGTTCGCTGACACGTTTTAGAAACCGCTGAAATGTTGAGGCAAAAAGGGTGGATTAAGTTCCACCCTTTATTTTTTTGCTCAAAAACTGTAATTTATTTCCTTTTATGTATTTTATATACTGATGTATATTTTAATAAGCTATCGTGCGTAACTGTTCGGTGATGTCCTAAAAACCTTGATTTTAAGCCTTTTTTGTCTTATTTTGGTGTATGAATGTTCTTGAAAAAATACCTTTTCGGTAGCATAATAGAAAATAGTTAGATAGCGAAGTATTTATGAGGGGGATTGAAAAGAGTGATTAAATTGTAACGCCGATATTTTTGAAAAGAGGGATTTTATGCAACAAAAAGAGAAGGTTTTGTCAGATGTAGAGTATTATCGGAATGAAATTATTAAATTGGTAAAAAATGTAAATGACAAGCAAACACTCAAATTAACGTATTATTTTGTAAAAGGTGAATATTTAGAGGAAAAAGCGGGGATGTAACCCCCGCTTTTTTTGTTACAATACGAATGTTTCAAGAAAGTCACATAAAACTCTTTTTTTATCTTCTGATAGTTTTTGATAAGCGATAATGATTTTCTTAAAGCGTTCATCATTTTTGCCGATTTTGAGCGTTGAATTTGAATATTGTATATCAATATCTTCCGCATTGTCTGTCAATGCTGTTATTCCAACATTGAAATACTCGGCTAACACTCGCAACTTGCCAGGATAAGGCATTGCCAAGCCTGTACACCAGTTGTTAAGTGTTGTTGCATTGATGTCTAAGTCTTTTGCCACTTCAACTTGTTGTTTTTGGTTTAATGCAATTAAATAATTTAAGTTTTTGGCAAAGACTTTCTTTTGTTCTTCGTCCGTCATTCTGCTATCCTCCTTTCATTAACTATAGTACACCAAAATGCAAATAAATTCAATATAAAATCCAAATATTTTGAATTTTTATATTGACAATTCAATTAAAATGGATTATTATTTAAACATGAAATCATGAAAGGAGGTAAAAACAATGCCAAGAATTTCATTAGAAGCAGTAAGAGTAAATGCAGGTTGCAATCAGAAAGAATGGGCTGAAAAATTAGGCGTTTCCAATACAACAGTGGTGAATTGGGAAAAGGGGAATACAGAGCCTACGCTTTCACAGCTTAGAGAAATGAGTAAGCTGTCGGGTATTCCTATGGACTTTATTTTTGTGCCCGATAAATCCATTTAAAATGGATTTACAATGAGGTTAATACGAGGAGGGAAGAAATGAAAAAACAAAAACTCATGGTAAAAAACGAGGAATGTTTTTTACTTGACAAAGAACCGATTGGTTTAAAAGAAGCTGTAGGAACATTGGCTATGAGCATATACGGAACACTTCTTACCCTAAAAGAAGTGAATGATAAAAAGAAGAAAAAAAGACTGATAGCTAAAATAAACTATCAGTCACGATGTTTAAACAGCCTGTCAAATGCCTTGTTAGCAATTAATTCTGCTAAAAAGGACTATTGAAGATTTTAGCTGTTTGCGGTTTGGTCTGCTGTTTCAGATATTCGTTGATTTCTTTGAAGTATTGGCGATACTGTTCAACGAGTTTGTCTGTTGGCAAATCAGAGCCGTATAACTTAGCTACAGCTAAATCATGGGCTATTTGTTCATTGCTCATAGTTGTGCACCTCCTTATAAAACAATAAGGAAATTATAACATAAAAGGGGGCGAGAAAACCATGGAAAACATATCAAATACAGTTGACATAAGAACGCCGATAGAAATTGCACTTGATGTCGATACAGAAGGAATGACTACAGCAAGAAAGTTGTATGAGTTTTTGGAAATGGATAAAAGCCATTATTCGAGGTGGGTTAAAACAAACATTACCGAAAACGAATTTGCTACGGAAAATGAGGACTATTTTTACTCGCCATCAATGGCGAATGAAAATAACAGAGGTAATTTCGCCGATGATTATAAACTCACAGCTCACTTTGCCAAGAAGTTATCAGTTAAAGGAAATTCAGAGAAAGCAGAGCAAGCAAGGGAATATTTCACAAGGGTGGAAGAAAAGGTTAAGGAAAATGTAATTGACCGCTCTCAGTTGTCGCCACAGTTGCAGCTTATGAATATGCTTGTTGAAAGCATGAATAAGCAAGAATTAATACAAAAACAGCAAGCCAAACAGATTGCCAAAGTTGAAACAACGGTTTCAACTTTGAAAGAAATTTTTATAGAGCCTATAGGTGATTGGAAAAATGATATTAATTCAAGGGTGCGTGAAATTTCTAAAAAGTCGGGTGTTGATTACCAAACATTATACAGCCAGCTTTACGGTGAGCTTGAAACAACAGCACATTGCAGCTTGAAACGCTTGCAGAACAACAAAAAGGCAAGAATGGAGAAAGCAGGCAATACAAAAACTGCCATAAAAGACGGCACAACAAAAATAGCTGTTATCTATGACAGACCGCAGTTAAAGGCAATATTTGAAGGAATAGTCAAAAGATATGCCATGAGATATTGCGTTTGAGTAGGAAGAAAGGAGAAGGAAAAGAAATAAAAAATCTCCGTTCAGCCACAGATACCGAACGGAGAAGAAACGGTAAGCAAAGTTGAAAAGAAGATTGCTTACACGTTTAGAATAGCACAGAGCGACCATAAGTGCAATAGGAGGTTTTGACGGATTATGTCGAAAGCTGAAAAAACGGAAAAAGAAGTTGAAAAGAGTAAAAAGGCACTTGGAACAGAAGATTTATTCATGTGTCTTGTGTTCGGACTACTTTATTTAATAGTAATTTTAATATTTTTTAGCGGGAGGTAAATAGATGTACATATCTGAGTTTTTGGTAGGCGTAATTGCAACGATTTTGTTTGAACTTGCGTTATTCATTGCCTATGTGGCGTATTTTAACAATTCGGGCGGTGGTAAGAAGTGAAACAAGCAAAAAAACTGACACGTAGGCAGAAAATTATCCTTTCTTCACACTGCCTTAACCCCGAGCATTGGGCGTTGGTGGAAGAAACGGCTTTTCATTTAAAGCTGATTAACAAGCTGACAGGCACAAGAAAAACAATAGATAAATTTATAAGGAGGTAACAAGCCATGACAGCATATGAAAAAGCAGAAAAATATATTGAAGTTACAACAGAGGAATACAAAAAATATATAAAAAATGAGGAAAAAATAGAAACATTAATACGTTTCTGCAAGGAAGAAAGCATACTTTCTGTCAAGGATGTCATGCTTGTTTTGGGAGAAAAGGTGCAGAAAAATGATGAAGAAAAAGCCTGAGTACGGTTCGCCATGTGTGACTTGCATAGAACGTGCGAACTGGCAGTATGATTGCCAAGGATATTGTGTAAATTATGCAAAATGGTTTAACAAGCAAAAGGAAGCGAAGGAAAATGCCGAAATACGAAACGAGGGTTAAGTGGGTTTTAATAAACCGATTGCTTAACACAGTAAGAAAAGCGGCAGGGGTAAAACTCGTAGACAACAAATACAAAGATGATATTAAAGAAGGAGTTGATTATTTGTGCAAATAATAGCAGGAATGTTTCCATATTGCTTTGCAGTTTTTATTGCGGCAACTATGGCATATTTTGTCCTTGACCACATAGAACAGAAAGAACAGCAGAAAGTGCTCAGGCTTGAAAAAAGAAGAGTTCAGAGAGAAAGCTATAGAAACGGCTTTACGAAAGGGAGAGAAACGGCGTGGATGAAGAAATATTAATGAAGCAGTCAGGATTAATGGAAGTGATTAATTTTCTTGGTAAAGAAGAATTACTTAATCAGCTCGAAGAAGAATGTGCAGAGCTGATACAGGCGGCAAGCAAAGTGAAGCGTGCAAGAAAAGGCTTAACGCCAGTTACCGAGGAAAACTCGTTAGCCATGCTTGCGGAAGAAATGGCAGATGTTCAGCTTTTGTTGTTAATGGTAGGACATGAAGAAAAAATAAACGACGATAAGTTGACGGAAATTATAAGTCGGAAAGCTGTTCGTTGGCATGAAAGGTTGTTTAAAAAATGATAAAAGAAGTATTTATAGGGTATGTGCTTTTAGTGATATTGCTTGTGTTGCGAATATATAACGAGCTTAAAAACAAGAAAAAATAAGAAAAGCCCTCCGAAGAGGGCATACGAGAAAGGCATTTATATAATATCACATTTCAAAAGGAAGTGCAATTCAATATGTGCCGAAAAATTAAAGGGTTTATATGTCGGTTTCTTATAGATATATACTGCCGACTGAACAAGAACAACATACCTTTCTAAAAGGGGTGGAGATGTGACAAGCAAAAAAAGAAATTATTCGTCAAAAAGATGCCTTGTTTTTAATTGTTCAAAAAGTTACTTTGCGTGGCAGTGTTGCCAGTTTTGTAGAAAAAGAAAAAACTGCGAGAACAGGTGTTTGAACAATTCGGATGTGTGCAACAGTTTGATTGAAGAAGACGGAACATATAGAAATGATTTATGTTTTAGAGCGAAAGAGGGAGTTTTACATGAGTATTTTAGACAGGTTCGACAGAAGTAACAATGATGACCCGATTTTCACTTGCGATTATTGTGGTGCCGAAATTTTTGAAGGTGACGAGTGCTGCGTAATTTCGGGCGGCGGCGTGTATTGTGCAAGGTGCTTTTCAGCAGGTCCGGCAAGAAGAGAGTGTGAAGACGATGAGCTGGTATGAAGCTTTCAAAAAGCACTGTGTAAATTGTTCAAAGGGTAAAAAGTGCTATGTGCCTTGTTTCAAATTTATTAAGGCAAGGTTTAAAAAGGGAGATGAAAGCATATGTCGTGTAAAGGTTGTGGCGAAAGGAATGTTGGGTGTCATTCTGATTGTGCTGAATATGCTGAATATAAAGCAGATTTGGCGAAAAAACATAAAGCAAGAAGAAAACAAAACAGCTTAGACCGTTTTGATTGTGAAAGTCACAAAAGACACTTAAAGCCAAATTTAAATTATTGGAGCATATTCAAAACAGATGAATATAAAAAAGAGATAGAAAAGAAAAGGGGATATACACAATGCACATTGTTTTAAAAGAAATGGCACTTGAAAACTTTATGATGTATGCCGCAAAAACGTTTACATTTTTTGATGTAACAAAAATAATGGCTGAAAACGGCAGAGGGAAAAGCAGTATTGTAAACGCTTACACGTGGCTTATGTTTAACTGTGATTATGAGTTAAAAGATAACCCACAGATAAGGCGTATGGTAGACGGTAAAACCGTTGATGATACAGACGTTATGGTTGAAGCGATTTTTAATATTAACGGCAAAGAAGTTAAAGCCAAAAAGGTTCAAAAACGTAAATACGGAAAAGACGGAATATCTTATAAGGATGACAACAGTTACTACATTAATGATGTTCCTAAAACAATGACGGCGTTTAATGAATATTTTGATATTGATATGTCGGTTTTAAGAATTTGCAGCAACATTAATGACTTCATATCGCAGAAACCGGCAGAAATGAGAGAGTTTCTTTTTTCAATGGCTGATGATATTACAGACTTGTCTATTGCAATAAATTCATTTGAATTAGGCGAGCTTATTCCGTTACTTGAAAAGTATTCGGCAGGAGAAATAGAAGCTATGAATAAGGCAACAAGAGCCAAAATTGCAAAAGAACTTCCGGTTTTAGAGGGACAGATACTTGAAAAGGAAAGAGATGTGCAAACTAAATCGGCAATAGATGTTTCGGCAATGGAATTGCTTAGAAACAACTTAAAAGAAGAGTTGAAAACCAACCTTGAAAAGCAAGCTGAAAACGATACATCGAGAACTTATGAAAAGTTGGCTGATGAGATAATGAAATTAAAAGTTGTTCAGCAGGGGTTACAGCGTTCGGCAGATGAAGAGTTGGACAGCAAACGAAAGAAATTAAGTATTAAACGAAATGAACTGTCGGCTACGATGTATGAAAAAAACAAGAAAGTCAACACTCTTTTCCTTGAAGTTCAAAATTTGGAACAGTATATAGACTACAAAAATGATGAACGCAAAAAACAAGCGGAACTTTGGAAGGAGGCAAGCACAAGAAAGTTTGACGAAACAAGCCTTGTATGTGCTTACTGCGGACAGACATATCCGCTCGAACAGCAGGAGGCTATGAAGGCTGATTTTGAAAAGCATAAAAGCGAAGAAATACAAGCTATTACAGCAAAGGGAACGGCTTTAAAGGCTGAAATAGAAGAAAAAACAGCAACTTTAACTAAATACAGGGCAGAACACGAAAAAGCAAATGCTGATTTAACGGCTGTTAAAAATGAATTTGAAGCTATAGACGCAGAATGTAAAGCGTTGCCGACAAGTAATAATATTTCCGATACAGCAGAGTATAGAAAAATTGAAGAGGATATAAAAGCTAAAGAAATATTAATACAGGCTTGTACATCAAATTCAGACTTCAAAAGACAACTTAAAGAGGAAGAAACCGAACTGCGTCAGAAATTAGCTGAGTGTGAGACCGAGATTGCCAAATCTGATACAACGGCTGACGAAGAACGCCTTGAAAAGTTAAAAGATGATAACGCCAACTTAGTGCAGGAGCAGGCAGATGCAGAAAGAATACTGTATCTTCTTGGAGAATTAAGCAAGGTGAAGAATAACGCTTTGTCTGACGCAATAAACGGCAAATTTACAAGTGTTAAATGGAAACTTTGGGAGCTTAATAAGTCGGGTGGCTATAAAAATGTCTGTGTTCCGATGTATGACGGCAAATCAATATTGGACATTGCAAGCAACAAGGGCAACAGGATTTTAGGAAAAATCGACATCTGTAATTCAATTCAGAAATATGAAAAAATTAATGTTCCGATTTTCTTAGATGATGTTGAAAACCTTGACAGCAATAATCAGCAGAAGATAGCAAATATGGTAGATTGTCAGCTTATTATGCTTGCTGTAAACGATAACAAGGATTTAGAGGTTTTGAGGGGGGTGAGATAAAATGAAACAGGTCATATTTTTTGATGATGAAGATATGAGAGTATATAACGTGCAAAATTTTGTGGCTGATGTTGAAGGAAAAACAAAAAACAATTTACAAGCCAAAGTTGAATTATCACTTTCCGTTTCAAATGAACCTGTTGAGTTAGACCCTACAACAATGCTTAGAATTGCCAAATATAACAAAGAGGTTGAAATAGAAAAACTTCAAGGGAAAATCGAAAATTTAAAAAATGTTGTTACATCATGGAACAAAGAAATAGAAAAAACAAAGAGAAAAATATCTTGTGTTGAAAAAATAGCAGATATGATTTTTTCAGGCCCACAAAAACCGAATATGTAGACGGAGAAAAAATCAAAGAGGATGTTTTTTATAAACTTATAGACGGCGAGTTTAAAGAAGTGACGAAAACGGAGGAATGATTATGGCAGAAACAACAGCAGTTACAGAAAAGAAAACAGAAACACAGAAAAGAGAACTTGTAGCTAAGGACTTCACCGAAGGACTTGTAGTCAAGGTTCAAGAAAAGGAAAGGTTTGGTTTAACATTTCCTAAAAACTACAATTACACCAATGAATTTATGGCGGCAATGTTGATTTTACAGGATACAAAGGATAGCAATAAAAAGCCTGTATTGCAGAGTTGCACAAGGGCGAGTATTGAAAACGCTTTACTTGAAATGGCTACAGAAGGCTTGTCAATGCAAAAGGGGCAGTGCTATCCGATAGCTTATGGTGGAAAGCTTTCTTGCCAAAAATCAGTATACGGCAACACCTGTCTGGCCAGAAGTTACGGCATGAAAGAAATAAATGCAATGGTGATATACAAGGGTGATACCTTTGAATATCATATTGAAAATGCAAAAATCGTTATTGATGTTCATAAACAGAACTTTGCTAACATTGACAATGATAATGTAGTTGGTGCATATGCTGTAGCTACAATGAATGACGGCACACAGTACACAGAAGTTATGAATATTGCACAAATAAAACAGGCATGGAAACAAGGCTTTAACTATCGTGAAAACAGTGGAACACATCAGAAATTTACTGACCAGATGGCAATGAAAACAGTTAAAAACCGTTTACTTAAATATATCATCCGTACATATCGTTCCTTCGGTATTATCGAGGAAGAATTTGAGGATGAAACACCAACACACAACGAAATAATTGAAGCTGATGTTGCTTATGATATTGCCGAAAATGCTAATGCAGAGGATTTTATAGAAGTAGAAGCTACAGAGGTTGTGGAGGAAGAAAACCCAAAAGCAGAGCCGGAAATGGAACAGGTTGAAATGCCTGACTTTATGCAAGATTAAAGGCGTTTGCTTATGAAGTTAAAAGTATTGGGTAGTGGGTCAGCAGGTAATTGCTATCTGCTGACTGCCAAAAATGGAGAAACGCTTATTATTGACTGCGGAGTGCCTATCTTTAATATCAAGCGTGGTTTGAATTTCAACATAAAAACGGCAGCGGGCTGCATTGTCAGCCATGAGCATACAGACCATTGCAAGGCAAAAGAAGGCGTCAAGGCTTTAGGTATTCCGTTATGGCTGCCGTTCGAGGAAGAAAAACCGAAAACAAAACAGTTTGGTAGTTTTTTTATCCAGTGTTTTCCTTTGCCACATAATGGCACTAAAAATTATGGCTTCTTTATAAAGGCTGATGAACAGAAGATTTTATATCTGACAGATTTTGAATATTGCCGTTATAATTTCAAAAAACAAGCCGTAAATCACATAATCATTGAGTGTAATTATATCAAAGATATGCTTAATGAGAATATGGCTAATTTTGAACACAAAGTACGTGGGCACTGCGAACTGGAAACAGTTAAGCAATTTATCAAGGCAAACAAAACAGACGCTTTGCAGACTGTTGTAGTGTGTCATTTAGGTATAGAAACAACGGATGAAGAAAGAATAATAAACGAATTGAAAAATGAAGTTAATTTTTATACGGAGGTGTGTTGTGCAAATTTAGGACTTAATCTTGAATTGCCAGACACAAGATGCCCGTTTTGAAGAGGAGATGTGTTTATGAAATACAGAAAGAAACCGGTTATGATTGAAGCTGTTCGTTGGACAGGCGATAAACGCACGATAGAAGAATTTGTGAACAACGGTTGCTATTATTACGGAAGAGAAGAACTTTATATCTCAACACTTGAAGGTGACCACAAAGCAAATTTAGGTGATTACATTATAAAAGGCATTGCAGGGGAATTTTATCCTTGCAAACCTGATATTTTTGAAAAAATTTATGAAAGATGTGAAAAGCGATGGAAATAAGCATTGTTGAAAGGGAAGGTAAAACCTACACAAGATTTAAGATAACGCAAAAAGAAATGAGAGAAGCGTTTATAAGAAGAACGGTTAAAAGGCTTAAGCCTATTAAGGAAAATTCAAGATTTGTTTATTTTGAAACAGAGGGGGATTTGCTTAATGAAGGCAGAACGATTAACGGCAAGGAGTGTGGAAGTATCGAAATATGAAGCATACAAGAACTGATTTAATACAAATGCAGTCTTTGCCACTTGAATCCAAAGTTTTAATGACTGAAAGAAGAATTGCCGAATGGATTGAAAGATTTGGCGAAGATGGTGTTTATGTTTCGTTCAGCGGGGGAAAAGACAGCACAGTATTATTACACATGGTCAGACGGTTATATCCAAATGTACCAGCAGTATTTGTGGACACAGGGCTTGAATATCCCGAAATAAGGGAGTTTGTCAAAACTTTCGATAACGTTGTTTGGCTTAGACCGAAAATGAATTTTAAGCAGGTGATTGAAAAATACGGTTATCCGTTTATCAGTAAAGAAGTGTCAGACTGCGTAGATGGTGCAAGAAAATATTTAAATTGTTTAGATAAAAAGAAAGGTTCTGAATATAGATTACGCAGACTGAACGGTGCATTGAAGGACAAAAATGGTAATTACAGTTTATTTAATCAAGAAAAGTACAAATTTTTTTTAGAGGCTGAATTTAATATAAGTGCCAAATGCTGTGATGTTATGAAAAAAGCTCCAGCACTGAGCTTTGAAAAAAAGGAAGGCAGGACGCCTATATTAGGCGTTATGGCAAGTGAAAGCTATATACGTACACAAAGATGGTTAAGAAACGGCTGCAATGCATTTGACGAAAAACGTCCCTCAAGCAAGCCCATGTCCTTTTGGACGGAGCAGGATGTTCTTTTATACATAAAAGAAAACAATCTGCCCATATGCAGCGTTTACGGTGACATTGTGGTTGATTATGAGCGAATGGAACAGTATGAAAATCAAATGTCGCTTTATGATTACGAGATTTCCGAAGCAGGCAGACCACTGCTAAAAACAACGGGAGCAAACCGAACGGGCTGTATGTTTTGCGGCTTTGGCTGTCACTTGGAAAAATCGCCTAATAGATTTGAGCGAATGAAAGAAACCCACCCGAAACAGTATGAATATATAATGAAACCAACGACAGACGGCGGTTTGGGGTATAAGAACGTTATTGATTGGATAAATCAAAATGGGGAAATGAACATTAAATACTAAACTTCGGGTTAAAGGTTAAGGGATATGATACGGAGGTGTAGGAATGGTGACAGCGATTAGGTGTGCAGAATGTGAATACTGTAAAGACTTTCGTAGGCTTGGAAATACAAGAGGAAGTTTCTTTTGCGAACACCCCGACCAACAGTGTTTTGAAGACATAAAATATTAAAAATGCAGGGCTTTATAGGTTTTGGTAAGAGGTATGAAGATGAACCGAGTATAAAGACTCCCCCCCGTCATGGGGTCCAAAGAAGGCAGGGCTGTGAGATGAAAATTATAAGAGTATCTGAATATGTCTTTGAAAAAAGATTGAAGTATCATAGGAAAATACATGTATACAAAAATTTGTGGCTTGTTTCATTGTACAGCGCAAATTGTGTAAACGGAAAATATTATTGGAATATAAGAAATATTTTGCTTTATCCTTTTACATTTTTATTTATTCCGATAACAGTAGAAAGGATGTGAAAAGCAATGATAATAGAAGAAGCAAAAGAGATTTTAGAAAGCAGAATTGCAGTTATAAAGAATAACTATCCTGAAATAGCTGACTACAGACAGGCTTTGGAGCTTGCGGTTAAAGCGCTTGAAAAGCGAATACCTGAGAAACCCAACTATGATAGTGACGGTATAGATAGTGACGGCAATCCGATATGGAACACATGGATATGCCCTCGTTGTGATGAATATTATGAAGTTATTTTTGATGACTATAAATACTGCCCGAACTGCGGACAGCATATAACCCATAGTGAGAAGGGAGAAAATGAGCAGATTAACAATACCTGCAATTAAGCCAAGTATGAACAGTTTGTATATGAAAAAGCCAAATGTTTATACGGCAGATTGTATAGAGAAACTGGGATGCTATGAGGATTTAGAGGAACAAGGCAAACTTATCAAATTGCCATGTACGATTGGCGACACTTTATATACAAATTTTGCCGTACAAGGTTGGTATTTCAGAGAAAAGAACAAGCCATACGCAACAAAAGTTGTTTTTATAGGAATTAACGATGTTGATAATTTTATCAACGTAGCCTATGAGAACGGTAATGCATTGCAATTCAATTTTTCAGATATTGGCAAAAGGATTTTTTTGACAAGAGAAGAAGCAGAAAAAGCTGGAAATGGAGAGTGAAGAAGAATGATGACAGCGTTGGAGTTTTTAAAAGCAAAAGTACGAATGACACAAAATTGTAATATAGATTGTCTTGATTGTCCATTGTCTTACAGAAACAACAAAACAGGTAAAAGTTGTACTAAATTTATAATAACCTTCCCAGAAAAAGCTATTGAAATTGTGGAAAACTGGGCAAAGGAACACCCTGTTAAAACATTTTTATCCGATTTTTTGGAGAAACATCCGAATGCTCCATTAGATGATGACATGGTGCCTTGTGTTTGCCCACATATTTTAGGCTATACGGATAACGCAGATGAAGAAGATTGCGATTGGGATGTGGATTGTAAAAGTTGTTGGAACAGAGAGTTTAAAGCGGATGAAAAGGTAGGCGAGGAACATGGCGCTTGAAAGCATATCCAAGGAAAAGAAGGAAGCAATAGCAAGGGACTATTTAGACCTTAGCGTAAAGGGACACGAAATAGTGAAAAAGTACCACATATCACCGAGCACCATTAAAAAGATACGTGAGGAATATTCTATTCCGTTGAGAACGGCGGATAACAGAACGGCATCTGTACAGGGAGAACCTAAAACAGTAGTGTGTTCAAACTGCGGATGCGGCATTAACCCCATAGGGGCAAAATTCTGCTGTATATGCGGTAAGCCAATATTAACGCCGAAAGAAACATTAATAAAGCGTGTTCAGGAGCTTACGAAATACTTTCAGCTTGCGTCGGCAGGAACGAGGGACGCATTTATAGCAGACCTTAACAAGATTGTGGAGGGAATTAAAAAACTGGAGGCGAGAGAATGATTCCAAGTATGAAGTGCAAGATGTATCTACAAAAGCTGTAAAGTGTGCTGATAATTGGATTTCTTACCATGATAAGAACCTCTTCTTTACAAGAGAAGAAGCCGAAGAAAATTTAAAAAAGATAAGAGGTAAATAAAATGCCAATAAAAGTAAAAGAACTGAAAGAAATTTTAGAAGATTTTCCGAAAAATACAGATATACAAATGATTATGTTAAACACAGGCGAAGGCTGCGCAAGAGATATATACGAAATTTCAGCTTTAAGTATTATCCCGGGCGATAACACAACGTATATTTTGCTTGAAGGAGAAGAATGCGTAGCAAATGATGAGCAGAAAGCCGAGTTCTTGTCATTGTATAAGGAGTTGTGACAAATGAAAAGGAACTATTATCGTGCAGATATGAATGCACAGCCAAAATGCCATTAAAGAAATTGGCGAAGAAAAGCTTAAAAAATATTTGTTTGAGGCGTAAAGAGGTGAGCATATGGAACTCGAATTTATCAAACCCACGGTACATTTTTCTTGTGATTTTGTTAGCAAGAAAAGTTTGTGTAACGAAATATTACATCAAATGGAAGAATTGGAGGAAAAGTATACGAAGCATTATGCTTTGCCAATACCAGAAGTATATGTAGATGTTTTTGATGAATTATTACAATGGCTTGAAGCGAAAATTAAAGAAAGTGAAGAATGAAAATCGAAAGAAGGAATGACTTATTAACAAGGTAATGTTATGTGGAAGATTGACAAGAGATACAGAAATACGCTATGCAGGCTCAAAAAATACGGCTGTAGCAAGATTTGCGCTTGCTGTAGATAGAAGATTTAAGCAGGAAGGACAGCCAACGGCTGACTTTATAAACTGCGTAGCCTTTGGAAAGACAGCTGGATTTCTTGAGAAATACGGGCATAAAGGTGTAAAACTGATAGTTGAAGGCAGAATACAGACGGGCTCTTTCAAGAATAAAGACGGACAGACGGTATATACAACAGATGTAATGGTTGAAAGCGTTGAATTTGCGGAGAGCAAAGCTATAGCAGAAACAAACACAGGCTATGCACCAAAAGCACAGCCGAAGCAGGAAAAATTAGACAACACAGGTGGCTTTTATCCTATAGATGAAAGCGTGCAAGATGAAGATTTACCGTTTTAAAAAGAGGTGATAAGTATGATGTTTAGAGGAAAACATATTCATTCACTGTCCAAAAATAAAAAATTCGACGGAACGTGGGTGTATGGATATTTAAGCGATGAGAATTATATAACAAACGATGATGGAGATATTCTTGTAAACCCAGAAACAACGTGTATGAGTACAGCTCTTAAAGATAAAAAACACAAAGCAATTTACGAAGGCGACATAGTTAATTTTTTAGGTTTAAAAGGAAAAATTGTTTATAGATTTGGATGTTTTGGGATTTCATTTAAAGATAACATTAATTACAATGAAATCGAAAAAAAATCTTTACTTAAACTTGGAACAAAATCTACGTGCTTAGGGTGCTATTGTCTTGATTTTATATCATTGTGGGAAATTTGTTGGAACTTCGGCTTTACAATAAACAATAACAGTGTTTCAGTGCCGACGGTTGAAATAATAGGAAATATGATTGACAATCTCGAATTGTTAGAAGAAGGGGGGCGATAGGAATTGGCTTCAATAAGAGTTGTTTATGCAAGGCAGAAGGCAAGAGAAGAAGTCATATTGAGATTTTGTCCAGAAGCTCCAACTGAAAGTGGAATATATGTGTTTTATCGTGATGATGCTTCAGAGCTGAAATTTTGTTACGTGGGACAAGCAGTTAATTTGCTTAAACGAATGGCAGAACATCTCGGAGAGTATGATCATATAGGTCTTAGCCTTAAAAAAAGAGGATTTTATCGTGAAGATAATCCTTTTGGTTGGAAGATAGTATTTAAGCCTTGTCCAAAAGAAAATCTTGATGAAAACGAAAAACTGACTATTAAAAGTTTTGCCGAAAAAGGCTACCAGCTGTATAACCTTACAGCTGGCGGTCAAGGCACAGGCAAAGTTGCCATAAATAACGGCTTTAGAAAACCACCAAAAAAATATAGAGAGGGCATCAGACGTGGCAAGAAAACGCTTGCAAAGGAATTGTCAAAAATTATTGATAAATACCTTGAAGTTAAGATAAGACCTGAAAAAGAAAAATCAAGACCAGCAAGGGAACAATATAGAAAATTTTTAAAACTAATAGATGCCGACAGCTATGACTTAACAAAGGATGTTGATGACGAGTGAGAATTTTAACAACAAAAGAAAACGAACAGCTTTTAAGAAAAATATCTGCATTAGAAATGGAAAACAAAGCCTTGAAAGAAAGGATAAAGGCGCTTGAGGGCGAAGACAAAGCTGAATATGTAAAGTGCTATGAAGGTAGTGGTTTTTGCTCGGCTTGTGCATATGGATGTGAATATGCACCATATCCAGCCATACCAAATTATACAGAATATAGATGTGTCAAATATGCGAAATGCAAAGAGTTTGTCAGAAAGGTTGATGAATGATGTCGAAAACAAGGGTTTATCAAAACACCTTCAACGGATATTTTGCTGTTTTGTATGGAAGGTCTTCAATGTCAGTTAGAACAGCAGAAGGCAAAGAGGTTTTCCACACAGAAAACAGAAACGTAAACACAGACGATGAGGTTATGGAAATGTTAGAAAACTTTCCACAGTTTTTAAAGGAAATAAATAAATAATTTTCAAGAAAGGAAAAAAAGTTGTGCGCACATAAAACTAAGTTTTCTTTCCTGTGGATTTAAAATGTATAAAAAGAAAGTTAAATGTGAGATATATCGAGATTCTATGCAAAATTATAAAAAATATGCGATACCACCAGCACAGTTAATTATTGCTGATGTTCCGTATAACGTAGGAACTAATTTTTATGGAAGTAACCCTATGTGGTATAACGGGGGGGATAATAAGAATGGCGAGAGCAAATTCGCAAAAAAAGCGGCTTTCAATTCAGATTTTAATTTCAATCTGTATGAATACTTCCATTTTTGTTCAAAGATGCTTAAAAAAGAAGATAAAAAGCCTATTCCGAGAGGCAGAAGCAGTAACAGCCCTTGTATGATTGTATTCTGTTCATTTGAGCAGTTATCAACATTGATTGCGGCGGCAAAGAAACATGGATTTATAAATTACATACCGCTTGTATTCTGTAAGAATTACAGTCCACAGGTGCTTAAAGCAAATATGCGAATTGTAGGTGCAACAGAATATGCCCTTGTTTTATATCGTGATAAACTTCCAAAATTCAGAAATGGATTGCAGATTGATGAAAATGGAAAAAACATCAGAGGAACAGGACACATGGTTTTCAATTGGTTTAGATGGGAGAAAGACGGAAAAGAGATTCCAAAGATACACCCAGCACAAAAGCCTGTCGCAGTCCTTAAACGACTAATTGAGATTTTTACAGACGAGGGAGATGTGGTTATAGACCCTTGTTGTGGAAGCGGTAGCACATTGAGAGCCGCCGCAGAACTTAATCGAAGTGCATTTGGTTTTGAAATTGACAAGACTTTCTATAAACGGGCAAAAGAAGAAATGCTTGTTTTTGAAGAAGAAAAGCAAATGACATTATTAAAATAGAAACGGTAAAGGAAGATTGCAATGGATTATTTCAACTCAACAGACAGAGAGTTTAACTTAACGCTTATTATAATTGCACAGCACTTCGAGGCATGGTGCAACAAAAATAAACGCTTAACATCAGAAGAAAAGAAATATATCCGTATGGGTTGCTCTTTTCTGATGAAGGCAGGAAAGGCTATGATTAACCGTTCCAAGCCGTCATACCAGAGGGCTATTCTAAATCAAGCAAAGGTGGCAACGCTTGTACTTCACAACGAGTACAAGCAGGTTGACGGCAGTAAGTACGTAGACACAGTGAACCTTGTAAAAGATGATTTCCTTGATTTGGCAGAGTATGCTTCGTGGAAATGTAATGAGTGTGACTGTAAGGATTTTACAAAATGTCGCCAGTTTAATACGTTTATTCGATTGAATGTGCCTTTAGCAAATGAAAACAGTGACAGTTGCCCTTATAAATTGTAATTGGAAGTGGTGAAAATTGGAAGGGTGGATAAAATTATACAGAAAATTGCAAGATTGTTGTATTTGGCAGAAAAACGAGCCGTTTGACAGTCGGAGTGCGTGGATAGATTTACTTCTATCCGCCACTCATAAGCAAAGGAAATTTATTATAGACAATGAAATTTTGACAGTTGAACGTGGCTCTTTTATGACCAGTGTCTTGAAACTTTCCGAAAAATGGAAGTGGAGCAGAGGAAAAACAAATCGTTACTTGGCATTACTGGAAAATGAACAAATGATAACAACAAAACGGACACCAAAAGGAACGCTTGTAACCATTGTAAAATATGATGTTTTTCAAGGCATGGAACAGGCAGACGGTACAACAGGCAGTACAACACTTGATACAACGGTCGATACAACTATCGGTACAACGGTCGGTACACAAAACAAGAATGTAAAGAATGAGAAGAATGAAAAGAATGAAAGAAGTATTTTTAAGATGCCAAAAAACATTTTTCCAGAAGATGAAAAATTAAACAAGGCGTTTAAAGAATATGCTGAGATGCGAAAGAAAATTAAAAAGCCTATTCTGACAGATGATGCTTTAGGGAGATTGATTAAAAAACTAAACCGTTTATCTGGTGGTGATAATAATTTAGCGATAGCTATATTAAACCAATCAACTGATTGTTGCTATCAAGGCTTGTTTGCTTTGAAAACAGATGACGAAAAGAAGAAGCAAGGTGTTTCAATGGAGAACTGGAAAGAAAGGTGGGGATTAGAAGATGACTGAAAACGATACAAGAAAAGTTGTGATGACTATACAAGCTGCGTTTCCGAACTGGAAACCCCAAGCACCAGAAGAATTTATTGTGAACTTATGGCATAAGTTTTTGGTGAGCTTTGACAAGAAAGAAGTTGGCAGAGCGGTTCAAGCCTATATTGCCACAGATACTACAGGTTTTGCACCGAGTATAGGGCAGATTATTGATAAAATTCATGTGATAATCGAACCAGAACAAGTAAATGATATGCAAGCCTGGAATTTAGTAGCGAAGGCAATTCAAAACAGTAGTTATAACGCTAAGGCGGAATTTGAAAGATTACCGTTAGTCGTTCAAAAAGCTGTAGGGTGCGAACAACAATTAAAAGCGTGGGCTTCTGATGAGAATTTTAATTCAAGCGTCGTAAGCAGTAATTTTATTAAAACCTATAGACAAGTGGCAAACAGAGAAAGAGAACTTGCCAAAATGCCAGTGGAGATTAAACAGCTTATAGAATCCAACACAAGAGCCATAGAGGAACATTTGATTGAAAGTAATGCAATTAATCAAACAGAAACAAAGAGTGCGTTAGAACAGCCCACAGAGGATAAAAAAGAACATTGTGGTATGCCGCCAGAAGTTAGAAAACAATTTGAGGAATTAAAAGCACAGCTTCACAGATAGGAAGTGCCGATATGATTAAAGTAACCCTTAATGGAAATGAGATAGACGTTAAAGATATTCAGCTTAATCAACAGATTGTTGAATTGATAATGTCGATAATTGACAGATAACAAACGGAATTGTAAAATGTGTCGTATAAAAACGTGATATGTACGGCACATTTTTGTTTTAGAGAGGGGATATTGATTGTGGAATGTGTCGCATATATAAGAGTTTCGACAGAGAAACAAGCAGAAGAAGGGCATGGATTAGCAAGTCAACGCCGAGATATAAAGAATTATTGTAGAAAAAATGGGCTTCTGATTTCAGAATGGTACGAAGATGACGGCTATACAGGTGCAAATATGAATAGACCGGCTTTACAACGGCTGATTAACGATTGTGCAAAAAAAAGAGTGCAATGCGTTGTGGCTTTTAAGCTTGATAGACTGTCGAGAAGTATGGTAGACGGTATATATTTGATTGAAAGAATATTTCAACCGAATAACATTCAGTTTCGCTGCGTGCATGACAGCGTGAGCTATGATAGTCCTATGGAACAGGCTTATACACAAATGATGGCTGTGTTTGCACAGCTTGATAAAAACACTATGCTGTTGCGTATGCGTGGTGGTATGCTTGAAAGGGTAAAAGCCGGTTACTGGGCTGGCGGTGGTAATTTGCCGTATTGCTATAGCTATGACAAAGAAAAAGGTATTTTAGTGCCTATCCCGGAAAAAGCTGAAAAAGCAAGAATGGCTTTAGATTTATTCATTGAGGGATACTCTGATGTAAAAATTCAACATATGCTGGGTTTTAAAACAGAACTAACGGTCCGCAAACTTCTTACGTCTGTAACAAACATAGGCTTAATTCCGTATAAAGGCGAAGTTTATCAAGGTTTGCATGAACCAATTTTTGATAAAGATAAATTTGAACTTGCACAGGCTTTAAGAAAGAGCAGAAGAAAAGCTAAAACAGTTTGCCAAACAGAAGCGAATTTATTGACGGGTCTATGTTATTGCGGTGTTTGTGGCTGTAAGATGCGGTATCAAAAGTGGGGCAAGCAAGGTAGAAAGCTATACTGTTGTTCAAGAAACAAAGACTTATACTATTTGCCTAACTATAACGCTGATTGCGATAACAAAACTTTTTCTGCGGAAGATGTAGAAAAACAGGTGGAAGAGAAAATATTACAAATTTCGCTCAATGTTTCAGACTATCGGCCCAAAGGAACGGAAAATAAAGAAGAGGTATTACAATCACAGCTGAAAAACGAGGAACAAAAGTTAAAGCGACTGTATATGCTTTACGCCGAAGGAAATGACGCTATTGTTGAAACCATAAAAGAAGTTGAAACCGTTGTGTCAAACATCAAAGAACAGTTGAATATTTTGGTTGAAGAAAAAAATGATATAAAAAGCAAAGATTTGGTTTATGAGAATATAAAAAAGCTCGCCGACATCTGGGAATACGCCGACAAGCCAAAGAAAAACAAGATACTTAAAAGTATAATATCAAAAATTGTAATTAGCAAGGGAAATATAGAAATTCAGTTAAAAACTTTTTAGCAGAAACTATATGCCAGACCTGTGACATATAGTAAGTGCTAATGCCGTATTTATCACGTTTTTAAGCTAGTGAACCATCAGAATTATAATGGGTTTTGTTTATTTTGCATTTTAAATTGACCTAACAAGACATAAGTGTTTGCATAAAAAATATTTTATTGTATAATGAGAATACGGAGGTGCAAGCAAATGGATATTGATAATCTAGAGAAAAAAGAACATAAGGTGGAAAGTTTAACCATGGAATTGTTAAGTGAATTAAAAACACAAAATGAGCGCATTATGAGAACAATTTTTATAATTGTTCTCTGTTGGGCTGTGACACTTGGCGGTGTAGTAGGTGGGTTTATTTGGTATCTAAATCACAATGATTTTCAGACAACAATAAAGCAGACGGGATTGTATACTTTTATTGATAGTCGAGGAAACACTGTTATTCCAGACCTAACAGATGAACAAATGCAAAAAATACTGGAAGTATTGAAAGAAGAAAAGTAATTATATTTAAAAGGGATATAGACCGTCACTTCTTCCCAGAAAAGGGAGGAAAACGAATGAAAAACAACATTCCAGATTTTACGCAAGATGAAATTGATTGGATTAAATCAAAAGCCAACTTCACGTATAGAGAAGAACGCCTGTTTGAGTTACGCAATAAAGAAAAAACGTATGAAGAATGTGCGGAGATTATGTTTTTAAGCCAGTCTGCCGTATATCGAATTGCTAAAAAGATGAAAGCAAAGATTTTGAAAGTTATATGACAGTTTTTAGAACGTATTACGAAATTGTATACGTTCTTTTTTTGTGCCAAAATTAAGAATAAGGAGGCGGTTTTTATGTTTTCAGATGAAGTTTTAGAAAAGATTTTTTCGAGGGAAGATGTGCAGAAAATCCCTCTTGTCTATCAATCAACCATGATACACGCAGTTGAAGAAGTGTTAGAGGAGGCTATGGAAAATGGCAATAAACAATCCTTATCCAATGTATAACCCACAACAAATGAATTATAACTATATGCAACAGCCTTATAACGCCTACTTCCCGTATCAGCAAATGCAACAACAGCAACGCTTTCAACAGCCTGTTGAACAGCCACAACAGCAAATGCCGCAAGGGATAAACGGCAAGGTTGTTCAAGTTATGGAGAATATAACGGCTAATGACGTGCCTATGGACGGCTCTGTTGCGTTTTTTCCAAAGCAGGATATGTCGGAGATTTACGCCAAAAGCTGGAACGCTGATGGCACAATCAAGACTGTGATTTTCAGACCGATTAATGAGAAGGCAACGCAAAATGTACTGCAAAATACCGAAAATCTCAAATTAGGCTTATCTGATGATGTGACCGCTGCGTTTATGCAGCGTTTTGACGAGTTATCAGAACGCCTTGAACAGCTTGAAGCTTCAATGAATAAGTCTATTGCAAAACCAAACAATTCTATAGGCAAAAGAAAGGTTGATACAGAATGATTAATATATTCCAACTTTTAAACGGCATTAGAAACCCACAACAGCTTATACAACAACTTTCAAATAATAGCCAAATAATGGAAAACCCTATGGCTAAAAACGCCATGCAGATGCTTCAGAACGGCGATGCGCAGGGTTTACAAAAAATGGCTGAAAACTTAGCGAAAGAACGAGGAACGACCATTGACGAAGTAAGAAAAATGCTTATGAGCCAATTCGGTATGAAATGATACTAAATTTCTTGCAAGAATTAAGTATATACAACAAAAAAATAAAATTAAGGAGGGCATGAATATGTTTAACTCAAATTGTGCAACAGTACCGCTTGTAGCGAATGTGGACGGCGGCAACGGCGGTTCTAACGCTTGGGGCGGCGGCTGGGACGCTTGGATTGTAATTATACTTTTTGCCTTAATTTTCGGTTGGGGCAATAACGGTTTTGGCGGTTTCGGTGGCAACAGCGGTGGCGGTTATGTAGCTACAGCAGCCACACAGGCTGATATTCAAAGAGGTTTTGATAATTCAGCAGTTATCAGCAAGTTAGACGGCATTTCTAACGGACTTTGTGATGGCTTCTATGCCATGAACAACAGTATGCTCACAGGTTTCAATGGTATTAACACAAATATCATGCAGACTGGCTACGGCATACAACAGGCTATAAACGCTGACACAGTTGCTAATATGCAGAATACCAACGCTTTACAGTCACAGCTTGCCAACTGCTGCTGTGAGACGAGAGAGGCCATCCAAGGCATAAACTTTAATATGGCACAGAACACTTGTGCTTTACAGAACACAATGAATGGCAACACAAGGGATATTATCGAAAGTCAGAACGCAGGCACAAGAGCAATCCTCGACTACTTATGTAATGAGAAGATTGCTACATTGCAGGCTGAAAACAACGACTTACGCAGAGCAGCGTCACAGGATAGACAGTCAGCACTTCTCACTACAGAGATTGCCTCACAAACACAGCAGATTATCAACGCTGTTAGACCAACTCCTGTACCTTCTTTCCCAGCTTCTAACCTTTATGGTTATGCATATGGCTGCGGTTGCAATACAGGCTGTGGCTGTTAATGGATAGCCAAAACAATTCGTTATCTTTTCTGGATATGTTGACAGTCTTTTCTGTAATGTTGCAAACCGTTGGATATGAGCAAGACCAACGCCAAACTTCAAATGACGTATTGCTGAAAGAATTACAGAAACAAAACATACTATATCTTGATGAGATAATTGAAAATCAGCACAAAATATTGGAAAAACTATCAAAAATAAACGAGTAACTTAATCAATTCGATTATGTCTGCGGATAGCAGTTTTACTTTTCAAATGGGGCAGACTTCAATCGAGGTTTGCCCTTATTTTATTGTGAACCTTGAAAACTGAATATTAGTGATGATTTGTATGCTTGAAAAACTTTTTTGAAAATAGGTATTGACTTTTCTTTGTATATACATTATATTTAGTTTGTACCACAAAGAAAAGGGGTGAACATTGTGGGAATACACAAGGGAACAAAGTTGACTGAAACACCTAAAAAACATACTTTAAATTTTAGGTATGATGACGAAACCGCTGAAAAACTTGAATATGTTGCTAAAAAATGCAATATAACAAAATCGGAAGTAGTTAGAAGAGGGATAGAAATTCAGTACAACAAAGAAAAAGAGTAGTCAACCATTACTTGGCGGTAACTGACTACTCTAACACCATTCCCGAAAGATTGGTAAATCTATTATACCAACTTCTTTCGGGAAAATCAATATTTTCAAGAAAGAGGGAGAAATAATGGCAAAAATAAGTTGGGAGAAAGAATTTGACAGATTAGACGCAGAATATATGGAACTTCTCAAAAGTGCAAGGAAAGAGCAGTTGAGAAAACTAGCAATGGAACTTGTGCTTGAAATTGATAATGAGAAGTGGCTTAAAAATGCGGTAATATTTATGGCAACAATACAAAACAAGGAATTGAAAGACGGGATAGATAATTACTCACTTGTTGCGAAAGAAGGTGTTGCATGATGAAAGAAATAATTACTATCGAAAACACCGAAATGCAAATTAGAGAGTACGTAGGACAAAGAGTTGTTACATTCAAAGATATTGATACGGTACATCAGAACAAGTCAGGAACAGCCAAGAGAAACTTTATCAGGAATAAGAAACACTTTATCGAAAACGAAGATTTTATTATTGCAACAAGAGATTTGCTCAAAGGTGACAATTTGTCACTTTTGAATATTGATGTTCCAACAAGGGGAATAACTCTTTTGACAGAAAGCGGTTACTTGCTTATAGCAAAATCTTTTACCGATGATTTATCATGGAAAGTTCAAAGGCAATTAATAAACATATACTTTGGCGAAAAGAGTTCGCAAAAACAATTAACATTGGAAGAAATGACGGATTTTCCAGAATATCCCAAACAAATATACCAGACAACAAGTACACCTGCACCGAAAAACCCAAGTTGGTACAACAGAAATAAACGCAGAATGTTTAAAATCTGTGAAAAAGTCAATGCACCGCTCACTAAATTGTATCACCACATTTTGTTAAGGCTTGGTGAAGAATATGATTTAGATAAAGCAAATGAAATTTATATGCAAGAGGTCGGACACGCACCGAAGTATGCACTTGACATTGCAACTTATTTTCCAGAGTTAGGTAGAATGGCAGATGATTTTCTTGACCAGATAGAAAAGATACAAAGCGAATAACAGTTTTAAAAAACATTGTCAAGAAATATGCTATGATATATTGTGCATAGGGTCATATTTAATTAAAAGGGTGTGATATATTGGACAATTTCAAAGCTATTTATAAAATCTTAAAAGAATTGGAAAAGAATATGGGGAATGACCATTTTAATCCTCAGTTTATATCAGCTGAAAAGCTTGGTATTCCGTATGGCAAATGGGAACAACTGTTAATCCTTATGCAAGACGAAGGGTATATTAAAGGACTTGTACTTGAAAAGAGCCTTGAAAGTCCGCTTAGGCATATTTCAGGACCAGTTTTTCCGCAGATTACCATTAGAGGGTTAGAATACATTGCTGAAAACAGCTTTATGGCAAAAGCAAAAGAAGCCTTGAAAATGGCGGGAGAAATAATTTAATAATCAAACTTAGAAACCATCACTAATATTTAGTGGTGGTTTTATTTTTTAGAAAGAGAGGTAATTTTATGGAAATAACAAGTATTGCACTTCAAACTGTAGAAGCAGGGCAAGATGTAGCCTTCACCGAAACAGCCGTATGCGGTTCAAATTGTATCGTGCATAGACAGGGCAGCGGTATTATCAAATTAAGAGGAATGACAAACCAGTGCAGAGCGAGATTTTTAGTGTCATATAGCGGAAATATTCAAATTCCGACAGGCGGTACTGTTGAAGCCATTTCACTTGCAATAACCGTTGATGGCGAGCCTTTACAGTCTACAAGAATGATTGTTACACCAGCAGCAGTGGAGAATTTATTTAACGTTTCAGCACAGGCATATATAGATGTGCCCAAGGGCTGTTGTTCAACCGTAGCGGTGCAAAATACATCAACACAGGCTATCCAAGTACAGAACAGTAACCTTATAGCTGTTCGTGAAGCGTGATGAGGGGGTGTAGGTATGCACAAATGGGCTAAAGAAATTCTTGAATGTGTAAAATCAAAGGTTGAGGGCATAGGTCTTGAAAACTTCGAGGGTCAAAACCTCGATGATTTGAAAGACTGGACGGAAATAGCCAAGAATATAGCAAAATTTGACAAGGATTATAAGATTGTTGAAGCTATGGAAGAAGCAGAAAAGGAAGAAATGCTGGAAATGTACGGACGTTACGCCGATGATAGACGTTTCTATGACAACTATAGATACGCTGACGGCAGATTTGCGCCTAAAGGACATGGAACACGCAGAGGCTATTCCGAGCCGTACTATCATCAAATGCCTAACGATTATCACGAATGGGCTAATATGGACGCTTCTGAACGCCGTAGAGATTTAGACCGTATGCAAGGCAGAATGTACTATACGGAAACCATGCCGAGCATGACAACTAATTCTGAAAGCAACTACGACAAAGCAAAGCGCCATTACACAGAAAGCAAGGAAATGCACAAGGCAAACACACCGGCTGACAAAGAACAGAAGATGAAAGACCTTGAAAGCTATTTCAAAGAGCTTTCCGACGATATTATGGGGCTGATGAATGATATGAGTGCGGAGGAACGCACGATGCTGAAAGCTAAGGTTTCAGCATTGGCAACAAAGATTTGATGTAAAAGGGGCTTTTACGCCCCTTTTATTTATAGGTGGTGGATGTATGAAAGTAAAACTTAATAAAACCGAATGGAATATTGTTTTTGTAATGCCACAAAATCCAGTTCTACAGCGTTCTGACGGCAGTTTTAGTGTTGGTGTAACTGATAAGTCAACAAATTGTATTTATTTGTCACAGAACCTTACAGACGGCTTTTTACGAAAGGTTATTATACATGAATTATGCCATGCCGTCTGTTTATCTTACGATATATATTTACCACTCGCACAGGAAGAAGTGCTATGTGATTTTGTGGCAACATACGGTGATGAAATATTTGATATAGTTGACAAATTAACGGTTGTATTGAGTATAGCCGTTGCGTGAGGTGAAAAGTATGGACAAAATAGAATTGTTGCTTAAATACATCAGAAAAACAAATAAAGAGATAACAAAAGACGAATTGTTATTTGAATTGAGCATTAATGAGTACAGCACAAAGTCATTATTTTTTATAGCTGAAAATTATTTTTAACAAGGCATATAAAAGCCTTGTTATTTTTTTAAATGTTATTGATAAAATTTTACATTGATGTTAAATTAATATTATATTTTTCATTTAAAAGGGGGATGATTTTATGGTAATGTTCTTTTTTATAATGGGGTTAGCTATATTTTTTATAGGAACAGCTACAGCAGTCGTAACTTCACTAATATTCTTCATCAAAAAGAATAAGAACTTAAAACAGGCACTTATTGCAATTCCAACTTGCCTTGCAATAGGGTTTATCATGGCATTGACAGCATTAACGGTTGATGATAAGCCGGACGAGGAAGCAACAGCGTCTACATCAGTAGAAACATCAGCAGAGGCAAGCACAAGCACATCAAGTGTTGAAGCGGAAACATCAACGGAACAGGCAGAGCCGGAACCAGAGCCGGAACCAGAACCTGAGCCAGAGCCGGAAAAACCAAAAGACGCATTTTTAGCGGCTTGTTATGAACACATGGACAAAGAAGTGGCTGACTACGCTTATGATGTTTTAAAAAATCAAATAGGATTTACCAAATTAGAGTTTAAAAGTGCTGTGTCGGGAACTACAAATTATGAAGTTTATGCAGATGATGTGTTAATTATGGTTACAGCTTCTGAGGGATATTGCAGGGTGTTTATTCCTAATACAAAATATGTATTTTACGAAGACGGAGCCGTAAAAATGTCAGCCGCTGTATTTGCTGACCGCATGATTGATAGTGAGCAACAATCACATTATTATATAATGGCACAGGAAATTGTTAAAAGTGCGTTGAAAAATCCAAGTTCAGCGAGATTTCCATCTATAATAACTGGTGAAGCACAAATAGGTATGCAGAAAAATGGAGATTTAGTTGCAGTTTCAGGATATGTAGACGCTAAAAATTCATTTAACGCAAAAGTTAGGTCTAATTGGACAGTGGAATTTAGAGTTACAGACTATAATTCGTTTGCTTGCGATACTGTATATATTAATATCGACGGTGAAAAATACGGCGAATTTATAGATTTGAATTGAAATAGAACGTGAAAAAAAGACTGATGTAAATATCAGTCTTTTTTATTACAAAAAAATAGTGTAATTTAACATATACTTTTCGTCTATAATATGTTTTCACAAAACTATAAAATGAATTAAGATTGTTATTGACAATAACCCAAAAAGAGGCTATAATATTAAACATAAAGAACAAAGTAAGAAAATGAAAAAAGGAGGGCCTTTAAATGTTTAGATATAAAATCAATGTAATAGAAGAACTTAAAGAGGCTGGATACAGCAGCTTTAGGATAGCAAAAGAAAAGTTAATAGGTCATGCGGCTATGACCAAAATAAGGAATGGCGAGGTTGTTGGCATAAAAACGCTTGAAACGATTTGTAGGCTGTTAGATATGCAGCCGGGCAATATAATCAAGTATGTTGAAGATGAAGAGGAGACGAAATTATGAAAAAGACAAACTTGAATGGAATAAGCAAAGTTATATTTTACGACAACAGTGAATTTGATAGTCGCACCTGCCGCAATGGCGGTGGTTATGGGTTCTGGACAACCTACACCCGTCTTGAAAACGGAATGTGGGAAATTTCATATGATACAACGGCAGACTTTACGTACTGCCCTGTATGCGGTAGTTTCGACCATCACTGGGGTTCGGACTTTTACGAATCTGGTTATACTTGTGGCGAGTTTGAGACCGTAACAGAAGGTGAGCTGCTCAAGCTCATTGCCGACTTTAAAGAAAATGATGACATATACTGCATTGAATACAAATAAAAAAGACCTTCAACAGGTCTTTTTTTATTTCTGAAAAATTCTCGGAGATTTTGATACCCCCCCTACCTTTCAGAAATTTATATACTGCACCCGAAAAAAATTTAGAAAGTGCATATCAATTCAAAATTCAACAGGTTTTGAATTATTTTCATTCAGAATATTCTTTCATTATTTCATCAACACGCCTTTTAATGGCATCTTTGACTTTTTGCGACAGCCCGTTATACAGCGGCTTTAAACCAAAATAATCTGCTACAATAATGGTAGCAAAAGCGTTTGCGTCAATTTCGGCAGGCTGCAAGTTATACGCTTCAATGGATAGCTTTACGGTGTTACTTCTATAGTTTTTAAAATACACTTCTTTATGCTTTTTAAACTGCCAAGCATGGCGCAGTTCGTGAGCCAGAGCAAAATAAAAGTCACCGGTATCCGTATATGCCTTATTTAAGTGTATTGTGTCACCCGTTACTTCATACTGTGCTATTGTTGTTGCAGTAGGGAAGTGGCTGGTATCAAATGATACCAGCGGTGGTGTAATTTCTAAAAATTCACTTAATTCATTTATAAATACAATATGTTTTTCCATAGCAATCCTTTTTATTTTTTTTAATTTTTTCGTTGCTCCAAAAAATCCTAGCAAAATTTGATACCCCCCGGGGTCTACGGATTTTTATATCTGCCCCCAGAAAAAAATCCAAAACTGGGGTTTTGCTCGTTTTTTACTCGGTTTTGCATAAAAGTAAGCTTAATAAAGGTCTTCAGCTGTTGCTTTTAAAGTCGCCTCGCATATGCTTATATAAGCAATGTTTTAAAATCATTTGATAAAAATATCAGTCAAATGCAAAACACGCTTAAAACGGCTTACAATGCTTAAAAACAGCATAGGATATAAAACGGCTTTTTTCTGTTTTGCTGCTGCCTTTAAAAAAGCGTACACAAATAAAAGCCCTATAGGCAGCAGTGGCAACCTTTAAAAGGGTATAAAAGCCCCTTTAAAATTTACAGCCTTTTAAAAACCTTCTCAGGGTTCAAAAAGCTTTTAAAAAGATATAAAATTACAATTTAATTATAGCATTTTATTTTAAGCATGGCAATAAAGCCCCCAAAATAGCAGGCTTTATTTTTGGCAATATTAAGTTGTAATATGTTTTTTTGCCGTTTTTGCTGCCGCTTAAAATATGACGTTCTGGACATCTGATTTTTAATCATTTTTTCACCGTCCTTTTTACATCCAAAAAAAGCCGCTTTTTGAGCGGCTTACAAAATATACATTTTTTTTGTTTTTTGTCCGATGTACAAATTGTAACATCCAAACAATTTTTTACAGTAGCCAACTTTTAATAGGCTACCTTCTTTATTTTCAACAACTGCATATTCAGCAGTTGTTATTTTTTCTGCTATTTTGCAAAAAAGCATTAATTCTAATGTTTTTTTGCTATATTCATTTTCTTTTTTTATTTTTTTTAACATTTTAAAGCCCCCCTTTTAAAGTATAATATCAAAGTCGCCTTGCCATCCTGTTGCAACCGCCATTTTACCGCTTTTTGTGCGGTAAACAACGCCGCAACCGTCGGTGTATGACGACCAAACAAGCCAGCCGGCGGGGCAATCGGTGCCCTTAAATGCATAATGCGGTTTTACGCCGCTTTTTTCCTGTTTTAAAGCCTCAGCTATTGCCTCAGCTTCTTTTATTATTTTTGTTCCTTTATTAAAATTTACAACATAGATTTTTTCTGCCATGTTAACACCTTCCTATATTTTTTATTTTTGGCTTGCCTCATCGGTTGCAAGGTTGCCACCCTACGCAAGACCGCCCACGGCGGGCGGTTTCGGCTTAATCGGCTAAAATTGACCTTGCGGCATTAAAAACGTAAAGTCTATTATACGGCGGGTGCCGCCCCATTGGGAAGTTATGCGTAAATTTTGCCGTTTTTCCCGATTCTATAATTTTTATAGATTACAACCGCATCCTTGAATGAATTTTCTAAATCATCAATATAGCGGCTATCAAAACAAGCGTATTTCGATTTTGTTATTTTTATGGATTCATTGTTTTTTAAAACCTCCTGCGTGTCCTCCTCCTTCAGCTCCTGCCAGCCTTTAAAAACCATCAAAGAGTTTTTATAAAAGCTTTTTTTTACCTGATTTCTTTTTCTGTATGGCGTGAAAACCATTTCGACAGCATCGCTATGCTGTGCGTATGTGGTGCATTTCATAGAATGAAATTTGATTTTCTGCGCCATGGGAAAACCGTAGTCATTCAGGTAAACAAGCGTATATTTTTCGCCTTCCTCCAGCTTGTTATACAGTGCTTTTTGCAGCGGTTCGGCGTATTTTAAAAGGATTTCATCAAATGCCTTTACCGCTTCTTTTTCTGTTGCTGCCGTTGTGGTTTCCAATTCTGTGCCGTCCTCATACATTGCCATGATTTCAAATTCTCCGTAAACCTCGGACGCATCAATAATAATTTTTTTGCCGTCGCTGTAACCGCCTTTTAATTCTTCATGTTTAATTGTTCTAACTGTCATTTTGGTTTCCTCCTTAATATTTGCCACCGTTAGGTGGCGGCAGTTGTTTTTTTCTTATGTATATATAGTACACTAAAATAGATGAAAAAACAATATTAAAAGTACACTAAAATAGACGAAAAAATATAATAAATTTATATAAAAATGCACTAAAATAGACGTTGACAAAAAACGAAAAACCCTTTATTATTTAAAGAAAAAAAGGAAGGTGTTTCAGAATGGCAAATTATGGCGAAAACGGTTTTATTGATTTTAATAAATTATGGATACTATTGGAGAAAAAAGAGCTTAATAAGCAATGGCTCAAGAATAACGGGCTACACTCCAACACGGTTGCAAGATTGACAAAAAATGAAAATGTGGATTGTAATACAATCTGTCATCTCTGTAAATTGCTGAATTGCCAGCCTGGCGATGTAATGGAATATAAAATAAAATAAAAATACATTAAAATAGATATTGACTTTTTTATAAAATACATTATAATGCACTTGTAAGCAAAAAAGTGTATTTTAAAAAGGAGTGTTTTACATGAAAAAATACAAAGAATTTCCAAAAAAATATATAGGTGCTTCTGATATAGGGGCACTCGTATTAGTGGGTTGTGGCGTCAATGATGGCGTACAGCCTACGATGTTAAATTTCGGCGAGGATGACGACTACATAGCCTATGTAGTCGATGAAAAAAACGTCGAAATTGGTCAGCATTACAAGCTCAGAAATGAGTTTGAATGCTGGCTGAAAATTTACGACGACGACGGAAAAACTTTTGAGGTGGTCGCTGACCACATCAAAATATACAGAGCCGGCGAGTTCGGCTGTATAATTCAATATTATAATGAATAAGACCCGTAAAGGGTCTTATTTTTTTGCTCTGGAAAAACATTAAAAAAATAGCCTAAAAAAAGGCAATAAAAGTATTGACAATGACCCACTTTTGGGTTATAATAAATATATAAATTAAAGGGAAGGCAAAAACCTTCCATGGCTAAAAATGAGAGGGGACAAAAAAATGAAAAAAATAAAATTTAATAGTATTTATGGCGTTATTGAAATGGACGCCGTAGAAAAAAAACCAGCCGAGGCGTGCGAGCTGGTTTTTGAAAAATCAGCACCAAGCTGCATCGTGGCCGGCGACGTGGCGTTATTAAGCCATGGCACGGTTGACCACGGCGGATTGAGGGCGGCTGAATACTGGTTACCGTTCAACCCAATAACGGGGGACTGGTTAACCGAAAGGCCCATTCCAGATAGCGGCGTCATCCGCTTTTTTCCAACTGAATTAGAAAAAAAACGAGCTGCTGAGGCGGCAGAAAAAGAACGTTGGCGCAAAATGTGCCATCGAAAAAAAGAAGAGGCTTAAAACCTCTTCTTTTTTTTGCCAAAAATTAAAGTTAAATTGATTTGAATTTTAAAATAAAACATGATAAAATTTTAGTTAAAATTGAATAATTAAAACGCTGATTTTTGGAGGCTTAAAAATCCGACTGCTGCTGATTTTTTAAAAGCCGATGAAAAAATAAGCAAAACAGGCAAGGCAGCAGAATTTAAAAACGAG